CCTTGCGTTGATAAACGCTAAGACCATAAGCGGATTTACATCCACCATTATTCCAATCGTGTAAGATACGATTTTCTAACGCACCAGATATACCTAGTGCTAATCCAATATTAGTTTTATTTAATGTAGTCATATTGACCACCTTTCTTTGTTGATAACCTTTATCAACTTTCTTTATACCTCTAGTATAACAGGCACCACTGACATTTCCTCGGCGTGTCGCAGGTTTTGAAGATGAACAACAGATGAACAACAATCCACAGGCTACGTATCACCCTGTGGATAACTTCTATGCCGGAATTTTGTGTGGTGTAAATCACTAATTACAATGGTGTTATTCACGGCGTGTCGACTTGACTTTTTGACATTTCTATGTTATACTTACAGTATCAAAAATTAAATAAGGACAATTTGGCTAATGAGCCTACCAAATAAGTCGAACAGATGTTCGAATGAGCGTAGCAAATAAGTGGTCTAAATCACACACAAGACACGGCGTGTCGTCTTGACTTTTCGGGTATTGTGTGTTATACTTACAGTATAGAAAATTAAATAAGGCAAAATCCTAGTGAGCCCTACTAAGTAGGCAAATAACCTAGGTCAAGGAAAAAGATAACACAAGGTTATCGCATTAAAGAAAGGTTCATTAAATGAACACTATATATAACGAAATAAAAGACGAGTTTGGTGCTAGTGCTACTAGTGCTTACTATAAAACTCCTATGCTACCTATTAGAGTAGCACAGCGTATTAACGCTACCTATCCACCTACTCACGAGGGTAGAACAATTATTCTACACCCTATGGGTATCCGTGTCGCTAAGCGATACATGTCCTTAGTTATGGGGGTAAAGTAATTATGAATCCTTTTACATACGCAATAGATTGGCTAGATGAGAATGCTGATTACGCTCCAATAGGTGCATTCATCGGTGTAGGCATAGCGATAGCCCTATGTTTTATATTCGGGGGTAACTAAATGAATAGACTACTAACAACCCTAGTGCAATTAGCACTACTAGCAATTACAATACCTATGGTTATTTCCATAGTGAAAGACATTAAGAATGGAGGTCTCAAATGATAGTTACACTCACAAGTTTCAACGGTAACGTTAAGAAGATTAACTTACCTAACGCTGAATCAGTAAAAACTTTCCTAGTAGAGTTACCTAAGAATACGCCTATGCATACACGATTAAATTTTAATTGTGATGTCTTAGGGTTTCAAGGTTTCATTACAGGCACTAAGTTAGATAAGTAGGCTAAGGGGAGCGATCCCCCTAGTGTGCTCACTATTTATTTTGGTTTTATTTTTTGAATCATGTATCATACATCTGAACAAAATATTCAGATTTTTGGGAAATAAAAATTTTTTCAGATTTCCAGGGAATAGGGTATAATTAAACCATGAGCATATTAGACAACCTAGAAAACGCCTGGGATGAAGAATGGCAAACCGAGTCATCTGGCATAATAAAAATATATTCAGATTCATGCTGTAATGGCTGTACCTGTAAGTCCGAACAAGATCACAAACCTAAAATCTAGATATCAAGGTTTGGCAGGGTATACCTACAAGGTAAACGCAGGCTCAACTATAAGGTTCTTATTAATCTCTGTTAAAACCTTTTCTCTAAGACCAACCTTATCAAACATAGCATATCTCTGAAGAAGAGATCTTCCACGTCCAAACATATTTGTGGTCTCAACACAAGAGTTTGCATAGTTAAATAATTTTTCATTCATAGAAAACCTTTTTAACTCTATAGGTCTGTCGGTTTTAAACTCAACATAAAAAGTAGGTTCGTTTTCTTCAATAGTGAATTCTCCCTTATTTGACCACATTTGTAATTCCAAGTTAAAAGGTCTAAACCATTTTCCAATATTAAACTCTCCTGGGACTACAGTTCCGTAGTTAGTATATCCTGGCTTATGAAAATATGGTGATGTAAAAAAAGCATCTAGAGGTTCATCTGAAAAGAGCACATAAGATAAATTAATATAAATACAAGGACCTTGTTTTATAGCAGCATCTCTAAGAACTTGTGCTGCAACTCCATTAGGGTTTTCTAATTGTAAAATTTTGTTATTATTTGAAAAATCATAAGTATAGTGGGAGTCTACTGGAAAGTTAAAAACAAGTGTTTTTTTAAATTTATTTGCAGTAGCGGGGCATGAAAAGAAATTGTTATTTCCTGAATCACTGACTTTATTTTTTACCAGTGATGAAAATAACTGATCAGGCTTGGGGTATAAAAAAGACCAATCGCTATGATCTATCTCATTTATAACAAGAGGCGCCCAGTATACATTTATAGGAGTTTTTTGATTCATATATCAATATTAGCATAAGTCTGGTATTTGTCAAATCACCACTTATCTATAGGACACTTAGCCTTTTCTAACGTAGTCTTAAGTTTCATAAAACATCCACACTTCTTACAGGTTTGAGTCTTTGGTCTAAAGAATTCACAACCTTTACAGATTTCGAGACGGTATGCAGCCAATTCATCTGGCGATCTAGGAGATCCATTAATTAAATCAAAAGGTGTAACATCCATCAAACCATTATATCCTATCATCGCCATATAACAAAACCTTATCAAACCTTATTCTGGCTATTCGGGATAACTGGTTATCGGGATATCAGGGATAGCAGAGAATATATTCCATACCAGACATATGTGGTTTGTTAAACCATTGTTGTCTGTAGGAAGGTTTGCTATCTCTATTTTCGCCTTTGTTGTTTCCCGCCGAAATTTAATCTCAAATAGTGATATAATAATCTTTATGACTCCACAAGACTGGGCAGCGCTAATATTATCTATAGCATCTATTTTTGCAATTGTTGCTGGTGGAATCAAGTGGCTCGTAAAACATTATTTAAACGAACTTAAGCCAAATTCAGGATCCAGTCTAAAAGATTCCGTTAATCGGCTCGAAGAAAAAACTGACAAAATGTTTGATTTATTAATTGAGCATATTAAAGATCATAATAAAAAATAATCTACTATATATAATATATTATAAAAACTAAGTTTAGATATATTCTTTTCTTTATATATTTTAAGTATACACCATAACTACTGGATTTCATACTTTTCAAATACTGGACTTTATAACAATTAGGTAACAATTACTTTATATACCTGGACTATAACAATTCGTTACAAACCCCATATATTTTTACAATATTAATGATATAATCTAAACAGATTAGTCCCTAGGTTGCTCTCTACCCCACCCCACTGCGCCTAGGGATTAATCCTTTTTATGGTATAATCAATTATTATGTGTAACTCTTCTATCCAAAAATATGGCGCTAATCCAATAGGCGTAAAATGGAATATTGTGCGTGGAGACACCGCTACACTAGATATTGACTTCCTTGAACTAGATGAAATCACAGGCTTTGACTGCACTGGCTGGACCTATAAGGCTACAGCATACGATATCAATGGTGATGTGCTGGATGAACTTATTACAGAGGCTACAGGGCATTCTGTGACGATTAAGGCACCTGCCTCACTTACCCTTAATTGGGGATCTTCATATAAAAATGTTGTAGCCGAATTACCTTTTGATCTACAAGTTATTATTGAAGCAACCAGCGGTCCTGCAGAAGATACAGTTTGGACTCCAATTGTTGGTACAATTACTGTTATAGGAGATGTTTCTCCAGGAGGTAGTCTATGAGTATTCCAACAGATATAGTTATTGCTATTAGTTCTAAGACTGATACGCTACCGTCGATTATTAAAGTTGATAACGTTGTCTACAAGGTACAGGAGTTCTAATGGCATTTCCAGGAACATATAATTTTAACTACTACCGTGGTGATACAAACCAATTCGTAATCCGTCCAAAAAATGCAAATGGAGGCGCATTTGATTTAACTGGATACACAGCACAATTTAAAATTGCAAACCGTCGTGGTTCAACTGGTACACAGTATGAAGGACAGGTCACTGTTGATACGACAAATGATTTAGTTACTTGTACAATTTTGCCAGGTGTAGGAAGAAGCCTTGCTGCAGGAACATTTGTATATGATGTTCAAATTACAACAGGTGCTTCAAATATTATTACAATACTAACTGGATCAATTACAGTAACAGATGACATTACGGGTGCTGTCTAATGCCTGATGTTTTATTGTCAAATGATGATGTAACAGTTTTAGGTCCACCAAACACAGTTGAAGTTTTAGTAGATATTGGTCCAACTGGAACTCGTGGTAGTCAAGTATTTGTTGGCGTTGGAGATCCAAATGTTTTTGAAATTGGTCAAACCCCACTATTAAATGATTTATATATAAATGCATCTCCAGGTGCTGACTATGGATATATGTATCAATATGTCTCTGAGCCTGGTGGAGATACCTGGATTCAAATTCTTGAAATAAGTCCAACACTATATAGCCAACTTCATTCCACAACATATGTTGATGGGGTTGCACAAGTGGTTATACCTATTTCAAACATCGTTACTGTCACTGGTTCACCATTGGCATCAAATAACTTTGTAGTTCAATATAGCATTGCCCATGATAATCCTACTGCTTCTTCTGTTGCTGTTCCCGCACTTGTCGGGGCTGGAACAAATTTAGTTCTAAACTTTTCAGCAGTAGAATACACAGGCTCTGTATGGCAAAATCTAGATGAGGAGGTAACCACTCACTTATTTATATCGATTGTTCTGGACGAAGAGTCATAAGAGCAATAAGATTATGGTATAATTTTGTGAAGAGGTGATATATTATGGCAGTTGAATCAATTGGATCGCTCTACCCAACAAAGATCCCAGGGTATGCGGACGCAGCAGATATTCAGGCAGCACTACGTGCCTACCACTACGGGTCATATACATATGACACAGCAAACACATCAACAGGATCACTCGTTGCCAACTCAATGGCAAAATTTTTATTTGATATCGAAACAGATATTGCAGCACTTGAAAACCGTCCATCATCAGGTGGAGAGGTCGACACAGCAGCCCCTGCAGCAGTAGATTTTACACCAGCAGAAATTCCAGATGGATTTATTTGGGTAGATCAAGATGGATCTATTGGCGGTGGACCAACTGGAGCAACAGCAGTATTTACAAATAGCGCACCAACAACTTCTATTACAACTGGAACTGTTTGGGTAGACAAAGATGCAACTGCAATCACAGCAAATCCCTTTATCCCACAAGCACTTATTAATGCTAAGGGTGATTTAATTGCTGGTAGTGCAAATGATACCGCAACAATTTTAGCAATTGGAACAAATGGTTATGTATTAGCAGCAAGTTCTGCAACAACATCTGGTCTAGTATGGACAGATACCGCAGCATCAACACAAACCCTTACAAATAAGTCAATTTCACTTGGCTCAAACACAGTTACATCAACGCTTGCTCAGTTAAATACTGCAGTTAGCGATGCTGACGTAGCCTCTATTGCAGGAACAGAAACACTTACAAACAAAACCTTAACTAATCCATTATTATCTTCACCAGAAGAATCTGTAAATATTATTGCAGCAGCACCTACAGCAACTCAGAATATTGATTTTGTTACATCTGGTGTTCATTACTTTACATCTAACTCTACTTCTAATGTTACCCTAAATTTTAGGGGAGATGCAACACCAACAACACTTAACTCCATGATGGCTATTGGTGGATCGGTTACTATAAGCGTTATGATTACAAATGGCTCAACAGCATATCGTGCAACTGCTTTCCAAATTGATGGAAACGCAGTTACTCCAAAATGGTCAGGTGGAACAGCACCTTCTGCTGGAAATGCTTCTGCAATTGATTTTTATTCGTTTAATATTTTAAAAACAGCAAATGCTGCATTTACAATTTTTGCGTCAGGAGCGAGTAAGTTCGCATGAGTCCTTTATTTGGATACGGTTTAAGTGGTGGAGCAGGAAAATCTCCAATTGTTGCTACTGGTGGAACAACAAGTTCAGTTGGATTATATACATTTCACACATTTAATAGCACTGGATCATTTACAGTATCTTCAAATCCAAGTGCTCTAGATATATACGTCTTAATTATTGGCGGTGGAGGCAATGGATCTACTGGTGGTAGAGGCGACCAAGTAGGTCGTGGTTATGGAGGAAATCCTGGAGGCGCAAGAGAAGCACTTGTTTCTGCTCCTACCGCAGGATCCTATACAGTAACTGTAGGTGGAGCCGCTGGAACATCTAGTTTTACAGATAATGCTAATTCAATAACACTATCCGCAACTGGCGGAGCCTCTGGTTCTAACAGTGCAAGTCTTGCAGCCTTAACTTCTGGATATCCAGGACCAAAACGAAAATCACCTGGTAACGCAGCAGCCGCACAAAATGGTTATCCAACATACTTTAATGGTACATTAGTTACATATGGTGGCGGTGGTGGAGATGGTGCGGGAAGCAGTTACGGCGGGGGTGAAGCCGCAACAAATGGTATTTATTTTGGCGGTAACGGCGGAGCAGGGGTAGACTCAAGTTCATCAGGTGGAAGTGCAAATGGTCCAGGCGGTGCAGGCGGTGCAGGCGCTTCTGGTCAGTTTAACAACTCAGGCGGTGGCGGTGGCGGTTCTGGTGGAACTGGAATTGTTATTATTAAGTATTTTACGGCGTAAAGGAATATAAATGAAACAATTTGCAATTATAGTAGATGGAACTGTAGAGAATGTAATTGTTGCTGACTCTTTGGAGTCTGCTATTTCTCATACAGGGCTTGACTGTGTAGAAATTACTGAATCTACAGGTCGTCCAAATATTGGCTGTCAATATAGCGATTCTTTAAACAAGTTTGCGGAACTGAAACCTTTTACATCTTGGATCTTAAACTCTGAATTTGAATGGAACGCTCCTACAGAATATCCTTCTGATGGTAAATATTATTATTGGAATGAGCCTTCTCTAGAATGGCTAGAAGGAAACCAAGCAGCATCTGGTCTATAGTTTATATTTTAAAAATAAACTTGCATAAAAAATAGTCATATGGTATAGTTGTTTTATGGGGGAAACAATGAAAATAACATTTACAAATACAATTGGCATTCCAGAAGAATACTCTCCAAAACCATCATCTAAATATATTCCAGATTGGTATAAAAATCTAGAGTCTTATATTGGTGGGGAAAAGAAACCTGCAGGAGATGGAACAACAACAGGAACTATTAAACGCTGTATGCCTGTATTTGATGCTATCGATGCTGGGTATATTATTCCTACACCCTGCGATGTTTGGGTAAGGCAAGTTCCTCTTGAAGATGATCCAACAAAAACACAGCCATACTATGAGTGGGCTAATTTTAGCGTTATCCAGTTTCATCCAATACAGCAAGCACCAGTCCATCCAAATAATAATGGTCACACAAATTCTTATCCTAAGTGGATAAATTCTTGGTCAATTAAGACTCCCCCAGGATATTCAGTAGCATTTGTTCAGCCTTGGCATAGAGAGTCTGTATTTACTATCCTTCCAGGAGTTGTTGATACTGATACCTATAGCGCTCCAGTAAATTTTCCATTTGTTCTTAATGAGCCAACTACATTTGAAGGTCTTATTTCAGCAGGAACTCCCATGGCTCAAGTTATTCCATTTAAGAGAGACTCTTGGGAAATGGAAATTGGAGGGCAAGAAGATTGGGTAAACCAAAATAAGGTAACTAGCCTTCTTAGAACTAAATTCTTTGACTCCTATAAAACCCAATATAGACAGCCTAAAGAGTATAAGTAATCTATGATATAATCAGATTATGATTTTATAGCAATACCCCAAAACCTGCTATAATAAGTAACGAGGAGAACCAATGGCAACTTTTAATACAACAGATCCAAAACCAGGATACGTCTATGACGCAGCAGTTGATACTTGGTTTCCACTAGTAGGTATTGCACCAGGTTCTTCTGTCTACCGTTGGAGAAAAACAGCAGCAGGATCAGAGACAAGTTTTACTGGCGTAGATGATTTAGGTGCTACTCTTTCATATAATGCGGGGACTGAACAAGTTTACCTTAATGGAGTATTACTAGTAAGAACAGAAGACTACCTTGCAACAACTGGTACATCTATTACTGGTTTAACTGCCCTTGCCGCTAGCGATGTAATTGAAGTTATTTCATTTAATGCAACTAACATTCAAGTTACAGACGCTCTTCTAGAAACTGATATTAATGCAAAAGGTGATTTAATTGTAGGTGCTGCTGTAGATACCGCAACAATTTTAGCATCAGGAACAAATGGTCAAGTATTAAAGGTTAACACAGCAACTACATCTGGACTTGAGTGGGGATCAGATTCAACATATGCTCAACCAACTCTTGGTTCAACAGCAATTACATCTGGAGCAACAGTTACAAACATTGCAAACCTAACTGTAACAAAACCAATTTTAGTAGCACCAATGGAAAGAACATCAGTTTCTACATCTGCTGCAACTGGCACGGTAACAATCAATGTCAACACAGCATCAACACTATATATAACAGCATCATCAACAAGCAACTGGGTATTAAATGTTCAAGCAGATGCAACACCAACAACTCTTAACTCTATTATGACTACTGGAGATGCGATTACAGTGGCATTCCTTGCAACACAGGGTGCAACAGCATATTACAATACATCAGTTCAAATTGATGGAACTACATCTGGTGTTACAGTAGAGTGGCAAGGCGGAACTGCTCCAGCAGCAGGAAACGTAAGCGGTATTGATGCATATGTTTATAACATTATCAAAACAGCATCTGCAACCTATACAGTACTAGCAAGTCAAACAAAGTTTGCGTAAGGAGTTCTAGTGAGTCCAATACTAGAATCCATAGGGTCGGTTAAAGGGTTTGGTTGGGGTGCTTTATTAGCATCTACAGCATTTGAATCTATTGCAACTGTAACTTTGTCAACTGACGCATCTATAGCAACTTTTAGTTCTATTCCATCAACATTTAAGCATTTGCAAATTAGATGTATGTCTAAACCAGCAAGCGGTGTAACTTCTTATGGTTATGCATGGATGAAATTAAATGAAACTGCTGGCTACTCAAATCATAGTATTAGTGGAAATGGTTCTAGCGCTTCTGCTGCTGGTGCTACAGGGAATTCATTTGCTGAAATTAGAGGCGGAATGCCATATACTGGCGCTGTAGGCACTAACATCTTTGGAGTAGCCATAATTGATATTATTGATTATGCAAGCACAACAAAAAACAAAACAATCCGATCTTTTGCAGGATGGGATGGTAATGGAGCAGCAGGGGGAAATGATGGCGTTGTTGGCTTACACTCTAGTCTAGCAACTGGAATAACAACAACCGCTGTTTCTTCAGTAAGTATGTATTGTTACGCTTCAGGAGCAAATTTTCTTGCAGGGTCAACATTTGCTTTATACGGAATTAAGGGGGCATAGACAATGGCAGCAGGACCAACATACGAGCCAATTGCTACCACGACTTTAGGTAGTGCAGCAAGCACAATAACTTTGTCTAGCATACCCGCAACTTACACAGATCTAAAAATTGTGTTGGCTAACGTTTTTACGTCTTATGCTTTAGATACAGTTAAAATTCAATTTAACGGCGATACTGCTACAAATTATTCAGCGACAGCGTTAATGGGTGATGGCGCTACTGCTCAAAGTTCAAGACAAACTAGCGTCAACAGCGGGTTGCTTGGTCGAGCAGGTTACCAATCTACACGCCCTTCAATGATTATTGCTGACATCTTCTCTTATGCAGGTTCAACCTACAAGACTTATCTATCTGACTCTGCTGCTGACCAAAATGGTTCAGGTGAAGTTTTGCGCCACGTTGGTCTATGGCGTTCAACTGCTGCAATTACTTCTATTACTTTAATGAACGTCACCTTTCAAGCAGGTGCGGTCGTCTCTCTGTATGGGATAAAAAATGCCTAATACCTACACACTCATTTCATCCAATGTCCTTGCCAGTTCTGCTGCATCTGTTACCTTCTCGGCGATACCTGCTACCTATACGGATTTGGTGTTGCGTTATTCTGCTAGGTGTGATGCCGCAGTTACAGAAAGATTGGCTTACATAGAATTAAATGCAACTGCTTCGGGTATTAGTGAAACTTATTTGATGGGTGATGGTGCAAGTGCTACTTCTGCTAGAGCAACATCTCAACCCTTTATAGGATATTTGAGAGTTCCAGGAACAAGCGGTACTGCAAGCACCTTTAGCAGTGGTGAGTTTTATATTCCTTCTTATACTGTCAGTCAAAATAAACCAATGTCTGTATTTGATGTAACAGAAAGAAATAATACTACTGCTTATATTTTGGCAGAAGCAGTATTATGGTCAAACTCAGCCGCTATAACTCAAATTAAATTTGGCTTAGATGGTTCAGGTTCACTTGTATCAGGCTCATCATTTTATCTATACGGAATCAAGAATACTTAAGGAAAGGAGAAAACTATGTCAGAAACATTAACAGCAGTTGAAGTTAACTGCACAACAGGAGAAGTGACAGAACGTCCACTTACTGCTGAAGAAATCTCACAGCGTGAGGCAGATGCAGCAGCATTTGCTATTGCAGAAGCAGAGCGTGAAGCAGAAGCCACAGCAGCAGCAGAGGCAAAAGCCAGCGGTATTGCAAAACTACTAGCACTAGGATTAACTGAATCAGAAGCAAACGCTTTAATCAAGTAATCTGCTATAATAGCATAAGGAATGATAGGAGCATAAGTGACTAAAGCAAGAACGAACGCCGATAACGTTACCGCTGATATTGCGGGTATTACAGCCTCGACAGGATTAACAGGTGGCGGTACAAGCGGAACCGTAACCTTAGCAATTGATACAGCAACAACTGTAGATTTAGCAACTGCCCAAAATCTTTCAAACAAGGTATTGATTGCTCCAGAAGAGCGCACAACTGTGTCTACATCTGCTGCTACAGCAACTACTCAGTTTGACGCTGATACTCAAGGGGTATTATATTTAACAGGATCTAATACTAGTAACTGGACTCTTAATGTAAGAGGATCTGGTTCCACTACCCTGGCTTCTAAACTAGCCGTTGGTGATTCAATGTCAATTATTTTTATGACAACAAATGGTGCTACACCCTACAGACATACTGCATTAACAATTGATGGCAATGCACAAACAGTAAACTGGTCAGGTGGCACAGCCCCTGCTGCAGGAAATGCCTCTTCAGTTGACGCCTACTCATTTACAATTTTTAAAACAGCAGCAACACCTACCTACACCGTATTTGGTGCGGGACCAGTGAAGTACGCATAAGGAGACATAATGCCATTAATGAACCTAGTATCTGCAGGTGGAATTGGTAAGGCTACTGTAACAGGTACGACTGGTTCTCCTAGTATTGATTCATCTACTCGTGCTGGTAAGACTATTTACAGATTTACTGGATCTGGTTCTATTACTATTGGAACTGCTGGAACAGCAGAAGTTTTAATTGTTGGTGGTGGCGGTAGTTTTCCATCGGGTTTTACTTCTGGTGGCGGTGGTGGTGGTGGTTATGTATATGATACTTCTGCAATTCTTCCATCAGGAACTTTGACTGTTACTGTTGGAGGTGGCGGTGGCGGCACTACAACAAGCGCTTTGCCAGGAGAGCCATCAGCGATTGGAATTTTACCTCTTGGTTATCTTGCTCTTGGGGGAGGTGCTGGTGGTTATAGTAATACTGGTCGGGCTGGTGGTTCAGGTGGTGGTGGCGCCGGTGTCAGTAACAATACGGGCGGAAGTTCACAGTTAAGCCAAGGTTTTTCTGGGGGTCTTGGAAATGATACAGGAAATTCACGAGGCGGCGGTGGCGGTGGAGCAGGTGGTGTTGGCAGCAACTCAAACGGAACTATTGGGGGAAATGGTGGCATTGGCGCTACTAATTCTATTACTGGCACATCAACGGTGTATGCTGGTGGAGGAAACGCATACCAGGCTACAGGCGGGGGAAGTGGCGGTGGCGGAACATCAGCAAGCCCTAATGGAACAGCAAACACAGGCGGTGGCGGTGGCTCTAATGCTTCTTATGCCGCAAGCAGTGGCGGTTCAGGCGTAGTAGTAGTGGTGATTGGATAATTATGGCACACTTTGCAAGAGTAGAAGATAACATTGTTAGACAAGTTATTGCAGTTAATAACGAAGTTTTAGAAAACAAAGAGTTTCCAGAATCAGAAACTATAGGGATTGCATTTTGCAAGTCGCTTTATGGTGAAGACACAGAGTGGTTACAAACCTCATATAACTCAAACTTTAGAGGAACATACGCAGGATCAGGAATGACCTATGATCCAGTATTAGATATTTTCACATATCCAACGGTAACGGAGGAAGTACCAGAGTAAAATCTGTTATAATAACACTATGGCAATTACATTCGATAATGATGGCAAACCAGCATATATGTTCAAGCAGGGGGCTTCGTCCTCTGATGGAGTATGGTATGCAGTAGGGGCTAAAGTTGATACTTCTGCTGCTTATGAATTTACTGGAGCCAATAGTTTTACAAATACCGTTTTATTTGACGATACAGTTACTGCTACTGCAGGTTGGAATAACTTCCTAAACCCAGCAGCAAGAGACGCAGCATTGGCTACACCAGTAAGAGGAACAATTTGTTTTGTTCGTCAAGATGCAGGTGGAGCAGCACTAAACCAAATTCAATCATATGATGGATCTGCTTGGGTAGCAAGTGGAGACGTTTTTGGAGTTACAGCAGGAACAGGTATTTCTGGCGGGGGAACATCAGGAACAGTAACATTATCAGTAGATACTACAGTAGTAGCAACTACAAGCAATACTCTTACAATGAGCGGTAAAACTTTAACAACACCAACTATTAATGGTGCTACTATCTCTGGAGCATTTACATCAACTGCTACAGTTTCAGGAGGCACTTATTCTGCTCCAACACTATCTGGAACAGTAACTGCATCAGGAGATATTAATCTATCTGCTGCAGGTGGACCAGGAAGCGTAATTGACGAACTAACATTGCTCCTTATGGGCGCAATCTAAACGAGAGGTAGTAACTAATGGCTACATTAACAAAGGTCCTTGCTCGTACAGCAGCAGCGACATCAAGCACAACACTATATACAGTACCTGCTTCAACTACAACAGTAGTAAGCAACATTGTTGTTACTAACACTGCAGGAACTGCAGGAACTTTTTCTCTATTGCTAGATGATGTATCACTTCATACAACAGCAGCAATCGCAGCAAATGCAACAGTATATATTGATCTTAAGCAAGTTCTTGCTACAACTAAGACTATTAAAGGTCTTGCATCAGCAACAACAATTAACTTTCATATTAGCGGAGTGGAGATTTCCTAATGGGTCTATCAGTATTTCCTGAATCAAGTGGTGCATCTTACACAGCAGTATCCCCATCTTTAAGGGCTACATATACAACTACAACAAATAGCATTACTTACAGTGGAGTCAATGCTGCTTTAGTTATTGCAGCAGGCGGCGGAGGCGGCGGAGGCGGCGGTGCTTCAACTGGATATGGTGGCGGCTCTGGCAGTTCATATGGAGCAGGCGGTGGTGGTGGTGGCGGTGCTGGTGCAATTTTTGTTGGAACTATGGTTCCTCCTCCAAGTAGCGTAACAATTGGTGCTGCTGGCAATGGTGGAACTGCCCCTGGCAATAGCGGTTCCAACGGTGGTGCTGGTAATGCAGGTGGATCAACAATACTTTCTGGAAATATCACTTTGGTTGGTGGTAGCGCTGGTAATGGCGGTAGTACTGCTGGCGCCGGCGGCAACACGGCTAACGCTAACGCTGGAGGAACTGGTGGAACTAGTGGTGGTGCAAGTGGATGGATTCAGGGAACTGCAACTGCTGGATCAAGCGCTGCTGGTACAACTGGACCAGCAGGTGTTGGAGCCAGCGGATATACTAATTATGGAAAAGGTGGCAATGGTGGCACGGGGGGTCCTGGTGGATATAGAGAAGATGTTGGTGCTGGAAGTGTTGGTTCCGCTGGCGGAGCAGGAGTTTTACTTGTCCACTACTAATGCTATTAAATCATTTTTAGTAATTAAAGATGACATAATTACTGATTGTTGGATTGCTGATTCAAAAGAAGAGGCTCAGTTAGACAATCCTGGTTGTCTCATTGTAGAAATGGATGAACCAAATAAATTTTGGGAAATGGGTTCTAAATATGAAGGAGAAAAACATGCCTAATTTTGCAGTTATTAATAATGAAAATATTGTTGTAAATGTTATTGTTGCTGAGACAAAACAAGATGCTGAAGAGGCTACTTCTATGAATTGTATTCAGTCAGATTCTGCTTTTATTGGAGCAGAATATAAAGAAGAAACACAAAGTTTTATTGATCCAAACTATGTAGAACCTGTAGAAGAAGAAACACCATAACATTTAATTATAAAAAAAATAACCCCCAAGGATTTTTCCAAGGGGGTATTTTTATATTAAATTTTTACAATTTACATGGATATTTGTTGTACCATTCCTGATACCGTTTCCCATTGAGGGATGACCATGATGACCAATCTGTTCCGCTTTTTGTCATGTGAAGCGCCACCTGTGCATTTGTAACTGGGTTAAATAACTCAGCATTTGACCTTAAGTCAAACTTATCTCTGCGATCTGGACCTAACTCACCTATCATGTTTATTTGAAACATTCCGTATGAACTATCTCCAGTTTTTAGATTGCCATTAAATGCAAGTGGGCGTCCGTTGGATTCAGCCTTAGCGACTGCACAAGCAGATCGTAAAGCCCTTCCTTCAAACCCTACAGCCTTTAATAATTCAATCAACTGCCCATCACTTAGATTATGAGCATTTTCGTACTTATCTAATGTTTTCTCCTTAGAAACCAAAAAAGCCCCTTTGAGGGCTGCTTCAGATTCCTGCGTAGTTTTTATTAGAGTTTTAGTTTCAAGAGCATTAGCGGCGTTGCTTAAAGGTGCAAACAACCCAACTAGTGCTATCAAACCTAACCATATTCCTTTATTCTTTTCTCTCATTGTAAATTACCTCCTAGAGCAAAATTGCTACCCTTCGGTAGCCTTAGTCTAATTGTAGCACGAATTTGTCATCAAAAGCAAGTTTAGATGATATTTTATTTAATTTCTTATAATCATACGCTAGGAAGTGGTATAATAATAAATACTATGGCTACTGGTGCAACTAATACTTATGATTTACCATACCCGCTTTTATCTGACCCTGTAAATGTACACGGGGATATTCAGTCATTAGCAGAACAAATTGAATTAATCCTTCCAAGTTTAGGATTGCCTTATGTTGCACATGAAGTTAAAAATTCTAGCGGGGCATTAATTACAAAAGGTGATCCAGTATATGCAACAGGATATTCAACCAAGACTACAGTTGCAAAGTCTGTTTCTGGAACACTAGCAACATTTCCAGTTATTGGTTTAGCACAAACAAATATTACAAATGGAAGCGATGGAGTTATTATTGTTTCTGGTATTTTTGCAGGCACTGCTGACATTCCATTAAACACATCTTCATATACCGCTGGTAATATACTTTATGTAGGAAGTTCTGGAGGTCTTACGGCAACACAGCCAGCAGGTGGTTCAGGGGCTGTAGGAGTTGTTTTAAGGTCAAATGCATCGCTAGGTGTCATAATGGTTGGACAACCAAAAGGTAACGGAACTTGGGGATCAATGAAAGCAGGTTTGGCATAATGGCAACATATAGAGGACAAGGCACAGATTCTTTTTCAATTGGATCAGCCCCACCAAATGTTCTTTGGACATTAGTTCGTGGAGACACAGCAGCATTTAGAGTTTATGTTACAGATGAAAATCGTAACCCATTAACTATTGATGACTGGACTATTTCAATGGACATTGCTAGAAGAACCGTTAATAATAACGTAGTAACTTATCCAGTAATTGTTTCATTAAGTCCAGAAGCAACTTTGGATGACGATGATGGAGAATTTACAGTTTCTCTTACTTCTGGAGAATCAGAAGATCTTGAAACAGGAGATATTTTTGATATTCAATTATCTGACAATACCCGCACATGGACAATCTGCAAGGGTACAGTAACAGTAATTGAAGATGTAACTTCTGCTGAGAGTTAATCATGCCAGTTGAAAAAATTACTACCCTTGAAATTACGAAGGTATCAGTAAAGCCAACTGAATATACAAATGTAAACATAACAAGAATAGGCACTACTCTTGCAGAGGTTCAAGGAGTGTATCCTTTTAGAGTTAGGTTTAAAGATTTAGCATATCCTGGTTTTTCTACCAACACTACACCAGGCATTGGTATAGCAGTCATCGGCAGTACATTTTATATTTTATGATATAATCACTTATATGGCTATAGTTCCGATTTCTACGTTAAAAACCAAATTTGAGTCTGGAGATAGACCTACTGGACAAGACTTTACGGATCTTATTGATACAACTTCATACCGTGCAGAATCTCTGGGTGGAGATGGAAATAACTCAGCAACAATAACAGGCATTGAAACAGCCACAGTATTTGACACAATTGATACAACCGTGTGGAGAACAATAAAGTATCTTATTCAGGTATCACACCCATCCACAAGCGTATACAAAAGCACAGAAATAAACATAGTTTTTGATGGAACAAATCAAAATATAACAGAGTTTGGCACGGTATCCAATACAACAAATGCTATTGGAAATATCACTGCTAACTTAAATTCTGGTATAATCAGTATGACGGTAACACCAGCACTATCGCCGATGACCATTCGATATTATCGAACTGGTTTGAAAGCATAACCCCAAAGGAGAAATATAATGGCAACAGTAGATAAAGCCTTTAGAATTAAAAATGGCTTAGTTGTTGATGGGGCTACGGCTACCGTTAACACACACGATGTAATTACAAAAGAAATCTTTGACGCAAAAGGTGACTTGTTAGTTGGTACAGGATCAAACACTGGTACCAGAGTTGCACTAGGAACAAACGGATATGTTCTTACTGCAGACTCAAACGAAACAAATGGCGTTAAGTGGGCAGCAGCCCCAGCAGTAGGATCATTTGAAACTTCAATTGTATTCGAAGGTGCAACAGCAGATTCATTTGAAACAACACTTCAAGTAACAGACCCAACAGCAGATCGTACAATTACATTCCCAGACATAACAGGAACTGTAATTACAAATGCTGATTCTGGCACAGTAACTAGCACAATGATTGCAAATGACACAATTGTAGATGCAGATATTAACTCAGCAGCAGCAATTGCTAAAACTAAGATTTCAGGAACTGCCATTACTGCAGCAGATTCAGGAACAGTTACATCCGCCATGATTGCAGATGGAACAATTGTTGACGGTGATATTAGTGCATCAGCAGCAATAGCACAGTCTAAGATTTCAGGTCTTACTACTGATCTTTCAAATAAGGCTTCGTCATCAGATCTTACAACTCATACAGGTGCAACAGAAGCACACGGTGCAACTGGTGCTGTAGTTGGAACAACAAACACTCAAACCCTTACAAATAAGACACTTACAAGCCCAGTAGTTACTGGTCTTACTCTTAATGACTCAAGCATTGTTTTTGAAGGTTCATCAGCAGATGCCAGCGAAACAACTCTTACAGTAACAAACCCTACAGGAGATCGCACTATTACTTTGCCAGATGCTACAGGTACTGTTGCTCTTACAAATAACAAGTTAGATGTTTTTGCAGCAACCACTTCATCAGAATTAGCAGGAGTTATTTCTGACGAGACTGGTACTGGAGCACTTGTTTTTGCTAATACCCCAACACTTGTAACACCAAACATTGGTGCAGCAACTGGAACATCTTTGGTTCTTTCAGGGGACCTAACAGTTAACGGTACAACAACTACAATTAACTCAACAGAAATTACAGTTGATGATAAGAACCTTACACTTGGTTCAGTAGCAACACCAACCGATGCAGGCGCAGACGGTGGTGGTATTACTCTTAAGGGTGCTACAGATAAGACCATTAACTGGGTAGATGCAACAGATGCATGGACATTCTCTGAGCACATCAACCTTGCTTCTGGAAAGTCATACTATGCAAATGGTACAGCACTTAAAGATGTTTCAGAAACTCTTACAAACAAGACTCTTACATCGCCAGTAGTTTCAGGACTTACACTTTCTGATGCAAGTATTGTTATTGAAGGTTCCACAGCAAATGACTTTGAGACTACACTTACAGTAACTGATCCAACTGGAGACCGTACAATTACATTCCCAGATGCAACTGGTACTGTAGCCCTTACTTCAGATATTACAGTAAGTGCATCATCAACAAATACATTTACAAACAAGTCAATTGCATTAGGAACAAACACAGTATCAGGAACACTTGCAGAATTTAACACTGCAGTTACAGACGCTGATTTTGTTTCACTTGCAGGAACAGAAACACTTACAAACAAAACCTTAACATCTCCAACACTTACAACACCAAATATTGGAGCAGCAACTGCAACATCTATTACACTTGCAGACGCTCTTATTGGTTCTGCCACAACTAGCCTAAGCACAACTAGTGCAACAGTAGTTGACTCATGGTCAGCATCAACTTATTCATCTGCAAAATATATTGTACAAATGAAAAACGGTGGCGATATTGAAGTTCTAGAAGTTCTAGTAACTGTTAATGGAGCAAACAACGTTTATATCACAGAGTATGCTGATGTAATTAGTAATGCTCAAATTGGCACAACAGATGCAGATTACTCAGGTGGCAATGTTCGTCTATTAGTAACAGCAACAGATGGTACAACAGTAAAGGTTCACAAAACGCTTATTGAAGCGTAATGTGGACTGAAGGGACAGTGAACTTCAGTGGCAGCCGAAAGCACAAGAACCAATAAAGACTTTGTTGTAAAACAAGGACTTAAGGTCGCTACTGGAGTCACATTTCCCGACAACTCTGTACAAACAACAGCATTTACTGGAAGTGCAATTACCGTTGGTAGTTCTTTTCCAGGAAGCCCATCAAATGGAGCAATGCATTTAGATACAAATACAAACCGTATTTATTATTACTATGCTAGTACTTGGTCAGCAATGGCTAATTATGATGATACCTCCTCAGTTACAGATCACAGTCACTATACAGGTATTGATGAAAGTGGATTTGTTAAAGATGTTTACCAGTATCAAGGTAATGGCGTTTCTGGTCCATGGCTAGGAACAGTCCTAGATGGTGGAACACCAGCAACAACTTCCTTTGCTATGGTCATTGATGGCGGTAGCGCAGCATGAGATACCCTGGTATAATGATTAATATTGTGGAGGTTTACTAATGGCAACTAGAATTCAAGTCCGTAGAGGTACTACGAGTCAATGGAATACAGCAGATCCAGTCCTTAACGAAGGTGAAATTGGATACAATAGTAACCTTGGTCAAATAAAAGTTGGTGACGGAACAACTATTTGGTCTGAGTTAGACTACCTTGTTAGCACAGGGTCATTAGATACTAGCCTTGGATCATATATTCCAGATACTGAAAAAAGTGCAGTTAGTGGTGTAGCAGAACTTGACGCATCTAAAAATATTCTTGCTCCAGCAGGCATTATTTTTGAAGGTACAGCAGATGCCCACGAAACAACTTTAACGATAACAGACCCAACTGCTGATCGCACAATTACTCTTCCAAATACTAGCGGTACAGTTATTACAACTGGAAACCTTTCAGACATTACAAACATTGGTGTATTTAGTTCAACAATTACAATGGAAGGTTCAACAGCAAATGATTTTGAACTTACCCTTTCAGCAGGAGATCCAACCGCTGATCGTACTATAACATTCCCTGACGAAACAGGAACAGTTCAACTTAGAGTAACTGATGTTTCAGATACCGAAATTGGATATCTTAATGGAGTAACCTCTGCTATTCAAACACAGTTAGATGCCAGAGTAGAAGAATCTTTATTTGACGCAAAGGGAGACATTTTAGTTGCGTCTGCAGATAACACTCCAGCAAAATTAAGTGTTGGAACAAACGGATATATTCTTACAGCAAACACCTCAGCAGCAACTGGTATAGAGTGGGCTGCAGCACCTGTTGGCTACTCTCCTCCAACATTGGGATCTACTCAGATAGGTTCTGGTGCTACGGTAACAACAATTTCAGGTCTTACACTTTCAAGCCCAATAGTTTCTGGACTTGCAGTTTCAGATGCGTCTATAGTATTTGAAGGCGCAACAGCAAACGATTTTGAAACAACTTTAACTGTTACAGACCCTACTGAAGATAGAATCATTACTTTTCCAAATGCTACAGGCACAGTTGCTTTAGCAGAAAATGTGGCAGCGCTTTCAGGTGCTACCTTTACAGGTGCTATCTCTGGAACAAGCCTAACGCTTTCAGGGGACTTAACAATAAATGGAACAACCACAACAATTAATTCAACTACCCTTACAGTAGATGATAAGAACATTGTTTTGGCAGATGGAAATACATCAGATGCTTCAGCAGATGGTGGCGGTATTACATTATCAGGTGCTACAAGCAAAACCTTTAATTGGGTAGACGCTACTGATGCTTGGACATCTTCAGAACATATGAACTTGCTTACAGGCAAATCTTATAAGATTAACGGCACTTCAATTTCAACAGCCTTACCAGCCCTTACATGGGCAGATGTTAAAAATGGTAAGTCTGGTTTAACAATTAGTTAAACTACTTTGTAAAACATAAAGTGCTTAACCCTCAAGTAAATATTTAGTGTATTTTTTGTGCGTAATTAACTTATAAAAATTTATGATATACTTATAGTACTTTACGATTTGTAAAGTGCTAATTGCTTTTATTACTAGAGAGTTGGAATTTTAATGTCAGAGGTCTTTTCATTTCGTTTATCAGATGAGTTTATAACAAAGTATGCGGGGATTCCAGCCCCATTTGGATTTTCAGACGCTGGATCAAACTCATTAGGAGAGATTACGTTTATTCGTACATACTCTCGTATGAAAGAAGACGGAACTAAAGAACGCTGGCATGAGGTTTGTCGTCGTGTAATCGAGGGTATGTATTCAGTACAGAAAAATCATGCTAAAGATAACCGTCTACCATGGAATGACAATAAGGCTCAGAAGTCTGCTCAAGAAGCATATCAAAGAATGTTTGAATTAAAGTGGACACCACCAGGTCGTGGTCTCTGGGCATTTGGAACTCCTATGACTATGGAAAGACGTAACTCTGCTTCCCTTCAAAATTGTGCAATGGTCTCTACTCGTGATATTGATCGTAATGATCCAGGTGCTTTGTTTGCCTGGGTAATGGATGCTTTGATGTTAGGTATAGGTGTAGGGTTTGATACCCTTGGACAAGAAAAGCAAATGCCTATCTACGCACCAACAGAACCAGTATCTACATATGAAATTCCAGATACTCGTGAAGGCTGGGTTGAATCTTTAAGAATGCTTATAAACTCATTCTTGAGACAAAATCAGCCTATTCAAGAGTTTGACTACAGTCTTATCCGTCCTCTAGGTGCCCCTATTAAAGGCTTTGGAGGCGTTGCAAGCGGTCCAGCACCACTTATAGACCTCCATACACGGATTCGTAATGTTATTGGTTCTAGAGCGGGAGAAGTTCTAGATAGCCGTGCTATTGTTGATCTTGTAAATCTTATTGGAACTTGTGTTGTTTCTGGAAATGTTCGTCGCTCTGCTACATTAGCATTGGGTGCTCCTGGAGATGAAGACTTTATTAATTTAAAAAATGGTGAGGTTTTCCCAGAAAGAAACTCATACGATTCAGAAAAACCAGGTTGGGCTTGGATGAGTAATAACTCTATTTCAGCAACCGTTGGAACTAAGTATGAAGACTATGTTGATTTAATTGCTGATAATGGAGAGCCAGGATTTATTTGGCTAGATGTTGCAAGAGATTACGGTCGTCTTGCTGATGCGCCAGACTATAAAGATTCTAGAATTATGGGATTCAATCCTTGTGCGGAGCAGCCATTAGAGTCATACGAACTTTGTACACTTGTAGAAGTGCACTTAAATCGTCATGAATCTAAAGAGGACTTCCTTAAAACATTAAAGTTTGCATACCTATATGGTAAGACTGTAACTCTTATGCCAACACATTGGCAACAGACAAATGGTATTATGCAACGCAATCGTCGTATTGGAACATCTCTTACAGGCATTGCTGCATTTGCTGATGAGCATGGTCTTCCAACTGTCCGTGAATGGATGGATGAAGGATATAACAAGATTCGTCATTATGATCACCAGTATTCAGAATGGCTTTGTGTTCGTGAATCAGTTCGTGTAACAACTGTTAAACCTTCAGGATCTGTATCACTTCTTTCTGGTGCTACACCTGGAGTTCACTGGGGACCTGGTGGAGAATTCTATCTTCGTGCTATAAGGTTTGGTAATACAGACCCAATGATGCATTTGTTTAAAGCAGCAGGGTATAAGATTGAAGATGACGTAGTATCAGCAAATACCCAAGTGGTATATTTCCCAGTAGCATCAGGACATAAGCGTTCTGAAAAAGAAGTTAGCCTATTTGAAAAAATTGGTTTGGCAGCAACTGCTCAAAAGTACTGGTCAGATAATGGTGTTTCTGTTACCCTTTCATTTGATAAGGAAGAAGAAACTAAGTTTGTTGCTCCAGCACTTAATATGTATGAGGGTCAACTAAAGGCAGTTTCATTCCTTCCAATGGGAAATAAGACTTATCCACAACAACCTTATACTGAAATTACTCGTGAAGAATATAATGCCTATGTGGGCACAATTGGCAAGATTGATTGGTCTGCTATTTATGATGGAGTAGAAAATCTTGAGGCTGAAGGAGAAGCATATTGCTCTACAGATGCCTGTGAGATTAAATTATATTAATCCTCATCCTGCTATAATAGACTTACTATGTCTAACCCATCAAACCTATATGCAGAAAAGATTTATTCAGAACATCCATTAGTTCTTTGGGCGTTAGACGATAAGGCTGACTATATCAGTTTGATATCTGAAACAAACAGAGATCTTGAAAATGAGTGGACAGTTACTGGCGGTACTGCTACAGAGGCAACAATAGACAATGAACCATTTCCAGACAGCATTACAACAAATATAACTGGAAGTGTTCCTGCAGGTGCTACCAATGACATTATTTGCATTAGTCCTGAACTTGTAAACTTTACTAATTTAAATTCAGATCTTGGAACTTTTTCTGTAGGAGGGTATTTTTACTCTAACAGTGCATACCTATCATCAGTATCTATTGGGTATGAATATACAGATACAACATCATCTTTAGTTGTACAAAAACTAAAAACATTCCCAACTACCATATTCCAAAACTGGTCTTTTGTTTCAGAAACATTTGAGATTCCAGATGAAAATACAATGCTAAGGCTTGTCTTTAAGATAAGCACAACTAGTGGCGGTGCTACATCTGCAGACTATATTTTTTATGTTAATGGATTAACTCTTGGTCAATGGTCAGAAGAGTTTAATACAACATCTCTTGGAATTGAGCCAGAGGCTTTCCCATCAACTATTGCACTTACTACAACTAGTGAGGCTGTTCCAACTGCAGCGTATGGTATATCATCTGATGAGGGATACTATCTTGTTAATGATAGTTCTCTTGTAGCAAAAAATTCTAGCATTCCTATGGTATTTGGAGCAAGTGGAGTAACAATTCTAACACCAAACACTGGTGGAGATCCATCACTTATTTTGCCAGGTAAAGGATTTTTAAACGAATTAGGAAGATATAAAGAATATACAGTAGAGTTTTGGGCAAGAATAAACTCTGATTCTTCTACCCCTAAAAGAATCTTTGGTCCTATAACTGGAACAGATGGTTTGTATGTTGAAGGTGGTTTTTTAACTTTAGTTATTGGAGATAAATTTAGTTCTCACTTTGTTGGAGAATGGTTTAGACCAATGCTTATTCATATACGTTTAATTAGAAACTCTGTCAGCCTTTTACTTAATGGAGAAGAAGTTCTATCTTTTGCTATTGATACTGAATCATTGGTTTTACCAGATCCTACATACCTTGGAGACTCCCAAGACTGGCTTGGATTTTATTCTTATTTAGATGTAACCCCAATAGAAATAGACTGTGTTGCTATTTATCCATACCAAGTTCCAGTAACTGTTGCAAAACGTAGATGGGTATATGGACAGGGAGTTCTTTCTCCTGAAGGAATTAACTCAGCATATGGTGGAACATCAGCATTTATTGATTATCCATTTGCAGACTATACATCTAACTACAACTATCCAGATTTTGCTCAATGGCAGCAAGGTAGTTTTGACAATCTTACAACAACAAATACAGCCTTAACAACTCCAGAATATCAGTTACCAGAAATCTTTTTAGAATCAAAAACACTATCTCAACTGTATACCGATAATCAAGAAATTCAAGAAGTTGCTTCTGGCACAATAGTTCCAAATAAGTTTATAACCTTTAGACCAGATAATACCTGGAATTCAGAACAGTGTTACTTTAACTTTCCACAATTTAATGTTTTAAATGATCAAATCAGGTCTGTCTATGCAGTTTTTAGTACAACCGATATTGGACCAGAATCTGGCACGGTGCAGCCACAAACACTTCTTAAAATATATAACTCTCTAAATAGTGATTTTTTTATTGTTAGACAAGAAGAAGATTTAATTAAATATGTTTTAAAGTATAACGGAGTAGAAGAGTTACTTTACACAACACCAAGTCTTGAATCAGACCAGTTGTTTTCGGTAGGAATAAACCTTCAAACAATAGCAAGTACATTTGGAGAAAACATTTCATCTTTTTTTGGGAATCAAAGCGGATTAAAACTATATGTAGCAGGAGATGAAGAGGCAGAAAATACCTTTACTGGTAAAATTTATTCTGTTGGATTATCCACTGCATCTAATACGGTTGAAATAGAAGATTACTTTGACGAAGAAGGTTTTGTATTATTTGATGATTTATCAGAAAGCGGAGTAACGGAAGAAACCTCTGTAGCATTAATTGACCATACTGCAAGTTACACGCTACTTCCAACAGAAGCCTACGGACAATTTTTCCTAGATATTGGTGTATCTGGATACTGGCAAGACTACCTACCTCTTTCATATTTTGCCCAGTATGTAGCAAATGACATTGGTAATCAATACTATGACCTTGACTTTTTACAATTTAATATTGGATACCCTGGACCATCGTCTAATTCTCAGTCAGAAGAGGTTGCAGAGTCTTGGACTTATCAACAATTAAAGGATCAATTTGAGTCTCCAGAACAAAAGACATATTATCACTTTGACAACTTATTATTTACTGGATGGTCTAATTATGAAGACGTTCAGCAAAAGTCTGTTAAGTTTTATCAGTATGATACCGATAATGCATCAATCAGAAGTTATGTAACCTTTCAGTATATTCAAGATGGAGCAAATGCTCCACAAACAAGTTTTGATAGACTAGAAGCAGCAAAGTCTACACGCATTGTGGATATGGATGAACATCCACTGTGGGCAACAACAAAGTTTGAGGTTGTTGATAATACATTAATCTATCCAACAAAGACTATTGACTTTAATGAACTTGCAATTGTATACCACCTTGAGTTTAATATTAGAAGTATTCTTACAAAACCAATTGCTCTTCGTAGACTTGAGTTTGCTTCTCAAGCGTTAAATGATAACTCGTTCAACCCAATTGGAACACGATTTGGTCTTGACATGTTCCCATATAAGAGATCTGGTTTATACTATGATTATAAGTCTAAAAACCCATTTAGCATTTATAAGGGAAGCACACCGTATCTTTATCTAAATAGAAAAACTGGAATTGAAGTCCGTGGAACATTTGACCCACAGGTTAGTCGTGGAATTGCAGTTCCTATCAATCAGGCATCTGCTGCAGAATATCGTGTTAGCGCTGCTCAAATATGGATGAGATATGATGATGATTATTTCCCAGGAACTCCTACAGAACTATTTGAGATTGAGTATAAAGGCGACACAATTAAGTTTTATATGGTTGCAGATAGTTCAAAAGGCTCTAGGGCTAGAATATTTGCACGTAGCCAAAACACAGGATTAGACTTTAATGGTCTTGCATATTTTTGGAATGGATCCCTAGTTCGTGAACCAGTTATTACTAAAAAGGAATGGGGAGTTCTTGGAATTGCATTCTCCACAGCCCTAAACTTTGATGGCTACCTTGGCGGTATAAATTTGACTGGTCCAATGATATTTAATAATATTGCATACTACCAGGCAAATAATCTACAGCAGGTTCAAAGTACGCTCACAAGACCTTGGCTTCAGGTTAAAACAGACGGAGTTACTAATTTTCAGTGGGAGTATTGGCTTAATAACTTTGTATGGCAAGGCGTGTTAGTCATCTCAGCCTCAGATCTATATGGCGTTAGCCCATCAGATGTCTACAAGACCTATGTGGGAACTAATAAGATTATCATTGATGATAATGAGGGCATGATATTTGATGCTGAAAAACTTAAAATCTATGCAGATACTACTTGGCAGACCACAGTCAAGATTCCAGTGTAATATGGTATACTTGTGGTTATGGATAATGAAATTCTTAAAAAAGTTGGCAATGTCCGACGCAAAGTAATAGAAAAAGACTATAACTGGGGTCTCTATGTGTACAAAAAATCTAATGGATCTTGGTTTACAGATGGTGAAGGAAGCATCTTAAATATAGAATCAATGCGTGGGGACATCTCAAAAATTTCAGAACTTAAAAAGGTTGCAATGCATTATGGTGATGATGGAGAAGGAAAAGCAGTTTTTGTTCCAGGACTCACAAGAATTAGTGAAGAAGAATATTCAGAGCAAGTAGATAGAATGAAGAACGGTTTGATTCCTTCTATGAACGACCACGGTGCTTGGGTAGCAGCACGACAAACCTATGATAAGTATGGTAGCGATGACTGATGACTATATAAGAGTTGGATTAAACACCCAACATAAAGATGAAAACCCATTTAGTGACCAAGATCCTTTTATTAAGTCTTGGGATAATCTTAAAGACTACAATGGACTAAACCAAAACTTTCGTAGAAAAACTTCACGGAATGTAGCAAAGGCAATAGTAGTTGCAACAGATGCATACCTTGATTCAGCAAATGCTACACCTTCAGGAGTGGATGCTTCATCAAAGGCTATCAATCCTGGAACTGTATATCGTAATGGATATGGTCTATTTGATGTAATTACTCCTCCATACAATATGTATGAGTTGGCTAACTTTTATGACACCTCTTTTGCTAATCATGCTGCTATTGATGCAAAGGTAGAAAACGTTGTTGGTCTTGGCTATTCATTTGAAGTAGCAGGCAGAACTATGCTAAGGTTTGAAATGAACGATGACCAAGGAGCAGTTGATCGTGCTCGTCGTCGTATTGAAAGAATGAAATTAGAACTACGTGACTGGCTTGAAAACCTTAACGATGATGACTCTTTTACAAAGACAATGGAAAAGTTTTATACAGATGTTCAGGCTACAGGAAATGGTTTTCTTGAAATTGGAAGAACTGTCACTGGAGAAATTGGATACATAGGTCATATACCAGCAACTACCGTTCGTGTTAGACGTTTACGTGATGGTTTTGTTCAGATCATTGGAAACTCTGTAGTTTATTTTAGAAATTTTGGGGCTAAGAATCAAAACCCAATGACAGCAGATACTCGTCCAAATGAGATCATTCACTATAAAGAATACTCACCATTAAATACCTATTACGGTATTCCAGATATTATTGCTGCGCTACCATCTCTAATTGGAGATCAACTTGCATCACAATATAATATTGATTACTTTGAAAACAAGGCTGTCCCAAGATATGTTGTAACCCTAAAGGGTGCAAAGTTGTCTGCCGATGGAGAAGACAAGATGTTCCGATTCCTTCAGACTGGTCTAAAGTCTCAGTCACATAGAACTCTATACATCCCTCTTCCTGGTGATACAGATCAAAATAAGGTTGAGTTCAAGATGGAGGCTGTTGAAAACGGCATTCAAGATGGATCCTTTAAAGAGTATCGTAAGCAAAATCGTGATGACATTTTTATTGCTCATCAAATGCCTATGTCTAAAATTGGTGGATCTGAGGGAGCAGGTGTTGCAGCGGCAATTTCTCAAGACCGCACATTTAAAGAGCAGGTTTGTCGTCCAGCACAGAGCCATCTTGCCAAGGTAGTAAATAAAATTATTAAAGAAAAAACAGATATTCTTGAACTTAAGTTTAAAGAATTCACTCTTACTGATGAAATTGCCCAGTCACAAATTCTTGAGCGCTATGTAAAGACTCAGGTTATGATGCCTAACGAGGCTCGTGAAGCAATTGGTCTTCCACAAATTCCAAATGGTGATGAGCCATTTATTATGTCTCCACGTCAGTCAACCGATGCTAGAGCAAATTTAGCAGGGACTCGTCAAAGAGATTCAGAAAGAACAAATAACAACTCTGATTCTACAACAACAGTTGCTGGACGTAATGCACAAGGAGAAGGTAGGTCATCTCAGTAATTGAGATAAAGTTGAAAATGTTTGGTATAATGGTAACGATATGTTAATAAATAAGGCTCATTGGGTGACTAATGGCGACAACGTTCGTCTATCGATGCCTATTGGAAAAGTTGATATTGAGCGCCGTATGGTGTCAGGTTTTGCAACCCTAGATAATATTGATAAACAGGGTGACATCGTAACAACAGAATCAAGCATAAATGCTTTTAAGAATTTCCGTGGAAACCTTCGTGAAATGCACCAACCTTCAGCCGTTGGTAAGATTGTATCTTTTAAAGAGGATCGTTATTTTGATCCAAACACAAAAAAGTTTTATAGTGGAGTATATGTTTCAGCATATGTTTCAAAAGGTGCACAGGATGCCTGGGAAAAAGTTCTAGATGGAACATACACAGGATTCTCTATTGGTGGAAACATCAAGACCTGGGATGACGCATTTAATGAAGAGATGGACAAGTCTATTCGTGTTATTAAAGAATATGATCTTTATGAACTGTCATTAGTTGACTCACCAGCAAATCAATTTGCAAGCATTGTATCAATTGAAAAACAAAATGGTCATAATGTAATTAGTGGCTTAATTTCAAAGGTAGATACAGAAAATATTTTTTATGATTCAGAATCTGGAATGGTAATAGTATCAGACTCAGAAATGGTGACCCATCCCATTACAGAAAAACAAATGAAAAACATTGGTTTTGTTGAAAAAAATGATACAGATAAAGCAAACATGATAAAGTTCTTAGTTGATAGTGCTAAAGGCATTAGTACAATTAAGATTACAAAGGAGGTAAACCCTATGTCAGAAACAACAGAAACAGCAGTTGATGCTGTAGTTGATAATGCAGAGGTTGCTCCAGAGGCACAGCCAGCAGCAGTTGAAGAAACTCCTGCAGTCGTTAATGAAGCACCTGCAGTTGAAGAACTTGCAATTGCTAAATCAGATGATGGTAGTGCAAATTCTTCTGTAGAAAAAACAGAAGAGGGAGAAGTTGTTGCAACAGAAACTGTTGTAGCAAAGGCTGATGAAGCAATTGTTGAGGCAATTGCAGAAATCAAGAATTCTCTTACAAATGCCTTTGGCGATCTAACTGCAACTGTTAAGTCTCTTCATGAGCAGGTAGCAGCAGTAACAAAGTCTCTTGATAATGTAACAGGTGATGTTAATAACATCAAGGGTAACTTTAATGAGTTTGGAAAGAGAGTAGATGCCGTAGAGCAAGATACCGCTTTCCGCAAGTCTGGCGATCTAGGCGAGATCGTGCAGTTTGAACCTACAAAGGTTCAGAAATCCCTATGGGGCGGTCGTTTCCTCACAAATACCGACCTATTTAACTAAGGTAAAAATCACTAGGAGGTGAACAATATGTCGGAACAAAATAACAATCTAGAAAAGAACTACCCTGGATCAGCCGGAGCAGGCAATGAGATTAACTCTCAGGGCGGCTTCGTATCTGGTGGTGTTGGTAGTGCAACTGGTTTGGACTCTGCAGCAGCGTCTGTAGGATCACAACTCGGTAACACTGCAACTGCAGCATTCGGATCAACATCTGGAGCAAACGCAGTAAACCCAACAGGCGTCGCAGGTGGTATTCTAGCACCAGAGCAGGCTCGTCGCTTCATCGACTACGTGTGGGATGCAACAGTTCTCGCCAAAGACGGTCGTAGAGTTACAATGCGTGCAAACACAATGGAAATCGAAAAGGTTAACGTTGGAGAGCGTGTAATCCGTGCTGCTGCTCAAGGAGCACCAGACTACACAAACGCAGGTGCTACATTCACAAAGGTAGAATTGACAACCAAAAAGATTCGTCTTGACTGGGAAGTCTCTACTGAAGCACTAGAAGACAATATTGAAGGCGGTGCACTTGAAGATCATCTAGTTCGCTTGATGACCAATGCATTTGCTAATGATATTGAAGATCTTGCTATTAACGGTGTAGGATCAGGCAACGATGCCTTCCTATCCATCATGCCTGGCTTCGTTCGTCAGGTAAACCAAGTTCAGGGCAATGATGCACATGAATATGCTGCAACAGTTGCTGATAACAACTACACAACATCAGTTATGCAGGGCTTGCTTCTAGCAATGCCACGCAAGTATCGTGCACTTAAGTCAAACCTTAAGTTCTACGCTGGTACTGATGCTTTTGCTGGTATCGTTCGCAATAACGGTACTCTTGCAGATGCAATCTCAGCATCATTTGCTGATCGCATTGGTAGCACACAAGCAAACCGTCAAGAATTCCTTGATGGAACTGCACAAACACTAGGTAACTCACGTACAACTCGTGTACTTGGTGTAGATGTTCTTGAGGTTCCTTACTACCCTGCAGGTTATGTCGACTTGACATTCCCTCAGAACCGTGTATGGGGCTTCCAACGTGATATCACAGTAAATCGTGAATATCGTGCTAAGAAGGACACAATCGAATACACAGTATTCGTACGCTTTGGTATTCAATGGGAAGAACTAGATGCAGTCGCTTATGTCGACTCAGATAGCACTGACTCATAAAGATTAACCAATAAATATAAGGGAGGGCGGAGTCAAAACCGTCCTCCTTTATTCTTTTCTGGTATAATTACAATTAAGCATAGGAGAATTATGAAGCCAACAATGGAAGAGTTATCAAAAAAGACTGTAATGGAACTAAAGTCCTATGCCAAAAAAAATGGAATTGATCTTTATGGATCAAACACTAAGTTAGAAATCTTAGAAGTTATTGCATCATTTTTTCCACCAATTATAAACGGTATCGAAGTAAAGCCAGAAGATCCAAAAGAAAAAGTTGCAATCTACTCACAAAGAAATTTACATATGGATAACCTTAAACCTATTACGGTAGGTTACAACATCGTCTCAAGGGAGGCATCGGAAAAGTGGCTCACTCACAGGCTAGTGCGAACAGCATCTCCTGAAGAAGTAGCCTCATACTACGGTAAATAAAAATGCAGATATTACGTCTTCCACCATACCCTCTTTCTGTAACCTACACAGTTCCAGATGCTAATGCTGACTATATTATTGTTATTGAAAATGTTTCAGAATTAACAGAAATTGAAGAAACCATTGAGTCTAATGCTACTAAAAAAATAACTTATTCTTTAGATGATGACTTTGTTAAGTACGATAAGTCATATGCTTTAACAATTTATGAAGATGCTGGATCCTCTGGAGCAAACCTTGTGCGTGGTGATATTGTAGTACAGGATAATTTAGAGATTATGAGACCATACGTAGATCCAACATCTTTGGCTACATCTGGTACGGCAACCGACATAGCACTTTATACAGGTTATGAAAATTTAGCAAGAGCAATTATTGATGCTGCTGTTGGTGGGTTTTATTATGATAGAACATACTTAGAGGTTGTTGGACAAGGAAATGATTACCTACCACTTTGGAAAAAAACACACAAAATTTTAAAGGTATATGAAAATGCACAACTAGTTTACGATATAGACAACGCAGATGGAGCAGAATTATTGGATTACACTTTTTTAATTACTAAAGATAAAACAGCAATTACTAAAGACCCAATAGAAGTAGTTGATTCTATAAATCGTGCAGAGCGAAGATATTCACGCATTCCACTAGGGCATTCAGATTCGATTAGTATGTTTGACACAGAAGATAGTGGAAACACCCAAACCGTCGTGCCTGGAGTTGCATTTCCAGAAGGAGCAGATTATATTATGTTGCTAGAAACTGGGTATAAGGTTGTTCCTTATGATATCCAAGATGCAACATTAATGTTAATTGATGACATTAAGTGTGGAAAAATGGATTACTATAAGCGGTATATAAAGAATTATAGTACAGACCAGTTTAAAATTGAGTATGACAAGAGAATGATAGAGGGTACTGGAAACATATTAGTAGATAAGATTTTAGAAAAATATAAAGAGAATATTATCCGTCCAGGAGTATTATAATGGAATGCTGTCCAGAAACAGACTTCATGTATCCTATGAAGGCTGATATTTATTATCCAATCATAAAACAAACTCAGTATGGTCAAGCAACAAAAGACTGGGTGTTTGATAGAACTATAATTTGTAATGCAACAAGCGTTGGTGGTGCAGGGACTGAAGACATTAAGCCAGAAACATTTCTTCAATATGAAAACAAACTTATTGCCAGGACCAAGAATGATCCAAGAATGTCGTCTACTAATTCTGAAAATGCTATAACTAATATTTTAGTAACCAATGTTCGTGATGCCTATGACAATATGATCTACAAAGAAACAGCAGGTCCAAGGTCTGGCAGAGGAACTATTTATGAAATGGCTACAGTAGAACCCTTTATGGGACCATTTGGAAATATTGAATTCTTTAAGATGCTCTGGCGTAGAACAGAGAATCAAACAGTGGGTGACTAATGAGAGTAGTTACAAACTCAAAACAGTTTGAGTCTCAATTAAATAATATTATTAATTATTCAATAGGCTTCCTAGACGGAGTTCAAAAAGGAAAGTCAGTATTTTTAAAAAACCTTGGTGCTGGAACAATACAGGCTATGGCTGCATATGTTGATGTTTCTGCCAAAGGTAATCCAAATGCACTACACCATGTTTATGAGTGGTATCAAACAGGAAGCCCAGAAGCAAGACTATTTGATATAGACTATACAGTCAGCAATGCAGGCTTAACCTTTAACTCAAAATTTAGACAGTCAAGAACTTTAAAAGAAGATTCAAATGTGCCATTTTATAATAAGGCAAGCATTATGGAGAACGGGGTACCAGTTACAATTTCTCCTAAAAAGTCTTCAGTGTTGGTTTTTGAAGAGGGTGGAAATACAGTATTTACTAAAGGGTCTATCACAGTAAGAAATCCAGGAGGTCAGTACGTAACTGGATCATTTGAAAGAACAATAGATGAGTTTATCCTAAGATATTTTAAACAGTCGTTTTTACGTGCTAGCGGAATATATGACTATATCAAGAAGCCAGTTCTATATAAAAAGAACTTCAAGGCTGGATCAAAACTAGGAAAATCTAAGGGAGTCGATACTGGCTTCAAGTGGATTGCCAATGCAAAGATTAGTGTAGAATAGGACTATGACCCTTAATACATATACCCAGACTGGTTTCCCACCAACATTTCTTAACGCTTATATTAATAGCGAGTTAAAAGAATTTGGATTAATCCCAGATGGACCAAACCCATTTCAACCATTCTTCCCAGCACAAAGCCCAATGAATATAGAAGATATTTATAACGATAGCGTATATATTAAAAACAATCCAAATGCTATTGTGGTTATGTTTGACAGACTAGTCAGATTTAGACCAAGCACTTTCTATAGACACAAAAGAGAACAACTTGTTTATTTTATATATGCCCCAGATCTAAGCCAACTTTTTGACTCTACAAGAGTAATTATTGACTGCCTTGATAGAGAAGATGCCGCTGCCCAAGATCTTAATGCCTGGATTTCATTAAATGATATTACAGATGAAAATGATAATGTTATTACACCAAACGTAATGTTTCATAATATAAAGGTATACCAGGCAGATGAGGCACGGGATATAGCCGAACTAGCCTCAGCAAGAACCCTATTTTTGAACAAACTTGTAATTGAGTATGACTACCATACGATAGATACCCTAGGGACTTCTCAAAGATACACATAAAAATGCTGTTATAATTATCTTGAGGAAACACAAACGCCGTACAACTTAATATCTATTCTTAAGGAAGAGGTGAATAAATGGCATACAGTCGTGGAACGTCGTCCAACATTATCGTTGGTGCAGCAGCACTATTCGTTGCAGACACAACCCTAACTCCAAGCACATTGGAGTCTTTTAGTACTGAGGTATCATTCAGAGAGACACTCTCAGATGATGCAGCATATACAAACGTTGGTTACACCATGAACGGTCTAGAAATGCAGTTCCAACCAGACTTCGGTGAAGTCCAGGTAGACCAAATTCTTGACGTTGCAAAACTTTACAAGCAAGGCATGCAAGTTAATCTTGCAACTGCTTTTGCTGAAGCAACACTAGAGAACCTTCTCTTAGCGTTGGCATTCAGTTCTGATGAACTAACTGGAAACGTCGCAACTCACACAGGTAAGACATTAAACTTATCTGCAGGAGAACTCGGTGAATGTCCAGTAGAGCGTGGAATTGTTGCAATAGGACCTGGTACAGGTGACTGTGCAGACTCTCCATTCGTGGAACGTGTTTACACAGCATACCGTGCTTTGTCAATCGAAAACGTAACAGTTTCAGCAAAGCGTGATGAGGCTTCAATGTTTGAAGTTTCTTTCCGTTTGCTACCAGAAGATACATCAGGCTCATATGGTAAGATCGTTGATCGTACCTTCGGAGACCTATTATCATAATAGTTTAACTATACATTAGAGCCCATATCTTCGGATGTGGGCTTTTTTGTTTTGTGGTAGAATAGAATTTCTATGGCAACTACAATATATAAAAGCGAAATCGTATATTTATTTGATGGTACAGAATTAGAAATAGTCCCATTAAAGATTAAATATCTACGTGAATTTATGCAGGCATTTGAAAATGTCAAGGTAACTAAAAATGATGATGAAGCCATCGCTGCATTAGTAGAATGTGTAAGGGTATGTATGAAGCAATATTATCCAACCATATCTGGAAGTGTTGAGGATGTAGAAGATAGCATTGACATGCCTACCATCTATAAGGTTTTAGATGTGTCTGCTGGAATTAGAATTAATAAAAAATCTGAAGAGCCAGTCAAGGATCAGGCTTTAGAAAGTGGTTCTACTTGGGATGACCTAGATCTTGCCAAATTAGAATCAGAAGTATTTTTGCTGGGTATCTGGAAAGATTATCAAGAACTAGAATTATCACTATCTATGCCAGAACTCATGGCTACTCTTGAAGTTAGTAGAGAATTAGATTATGCAGAAAAGAAATTTATGGCTGCCATTCAAGGTGTTGACCTAGACGCAGAGTCTGGAAAAGGCAAGGGACAGCAAGAATGGGAAGAAATGAAAGCAAGAGTATTTAGTAAAGGACAAACAAGTGATGCAAATGATATCCTATCCTTCCAAGGACCTAAAGCCCAGAAAGCAGGGTTTGGTATTGGGATGGGATTAGACTACGAAAATTTAACACAATAAGCGTTTTATGCTATAATTGAGTTAACCTATATAGGAGGAACAATGGCAACAACAGTACATGAGGGCACAGAACTAACTCTTATGGATGGGTCAAAGATTAAGGTACGTCCACTTAAAATCTCTTTGCTTCGTCCATTTATGAAGAAGTTTGAACAGGTAGCAGGGGTGGCAGAAGATAACGAGAAGTCAATGACTCTTCTTATTGAATGTGTACAAATTGCAATGGAGCAGTACAATCCAGACTTGTCTACAGATATCAACAAACTAGAGGAGATCCTAGATCTTCCAACAGTTTACAAAGTTATTGAAGCCGCTTCTGGAGTTAAACTAACAGACGCAAATACTCTTTTAAATACAGTACTTGCAAATAACTAATACTTAAAAGAGGTGTAAATGAATGGCTGATGTAAATGCTAATATTGGCGTACATATTGATACGTCAGCGGCACTGGCAGAACTTAAAAACTTACAGCGTCAATTAGCCAACTTCCATTCTTCTGTAGCAAAAAATAGTGCGGCTTCAGCAGCAGCACAGAAAAACCTACAGACTAACCTTTTAAACGCTATCAACGCCACTGGCAAATTTTCTGCCCAGATGGGGTTGGTAAGAACTTCAACGGAGTCGTTTACTCACGCACTGGAGAAAAATAAACTCTCTATGCGTGAGTATTTCCGTTATGCAGGCGGATCTACTAAATCATTTGGAAAGTTATTTAGACAAGAATTTGACACAATTGGCAAGGTAGCCGAAGAACGTGTTAAGAAGATGCAAACCCAATATATCAAGATGGGTCGTGATGCATCTGGTGCTATGAAGGCAATGGCAATCACACCAAGAACATTGGACATGAATGACTATGCCACAAAAACAGCATTAGCAGCACAGAAGCAAGCGTTATTTAATCAACTAGTAAAACAAGGATCAACCAACCTTTTAAACTTTGGTAAGAATACTCAGTGGGCTGGTCGCCAGTTGATGGTTGGCTTTACAGTTCCACTTGCATATTTTGGTACAGCAGCAGCAAAAACATTTATGGATCTTGAAGCACAGGCTATTAAGTTCAAACGTGTTTATGGTGATATGTTTACTACAACAGATCAAACAAATAAGGCTCTTGACGATATTAGAGCATTGGCTGAAGAATTTACAAAGTATGGAGTTGCTGTTTCAAAGACTATGGAAATGGCAGCAAGTGCTGCAGCAATGGGTAAAACTGGAGCAGATCTTACAGCACAGGTAGCAGAGGCAACCAGACTTGCAGTCCTTGGTGGAGTAGAACAAGAGCAAGCACTTGAAACAACAATATCTCTTACAAATGCTTTTGGTACAGCATCAGAAGATTTAGCAAAGAAAATAAATTTCCTTAACTCTGTAGAAAACCAAACTGTTGTATCTATTGAAGACTTAACAATTGCAATTCCAAAGGCTGGTCCAGTTGTTCAGCAACTTGGTGGAGATGTAGAAGATTTAGCCTTCTTCCTTACAGCAATGAAGGAAGGTGGAATTAATGCATCAGAAGGTGCTAACGCACTTAAATCTGGTCTTGCATCTTTAATTAATCCAACTAAAAAAGCATCTGAAATGCTTGCAGGGTATGGCATTAATATTAAAGGAATTGTTGAAGCAAATAAGGGTGACATTAGAAATACAGTTATTGGATTTGCACAAGCACTTGATACAATTGATCCACTTAATCGTGCTCGTGCTATTGAACAGTTATTTGGTAAGTTCCAGTTTGCACGTCTATCTACATTATTTCAAAACGTAACTAAAGATGGAACACAAGCATCAAGAGTTTTACAACTTGCAGGAGCATCTGTTGAAGAGTTAGCAATCTTATCGGAACGAGAGTTAGCAACAGTTGAAGATGCTGTTGGAGTTAAATTTAAATCAGCAGTAGAAGAACTTAAGTTAGCAATTGCTCCAATTGGAGAAACATTTTTAAAGGCAGTAACTCCAATAGTCAGGGTTATAGGAGACTTACTTGATAAGTTTAATAATCTTGGAGATGGAACAAAGAAGTTTATTGTAATAGCATCTACTCTTGTTGGAATTATTGGACCAACTCTTTTAATGACATTTGGTCTTGTTGCTAACGGCGTAGCAAACATTATTAAGTTATTCCTTGCACTTCGTGGTGGATTCTTAAAGGCTGGTGGAAGCACTAAGATACTTGCAGAACAAACCAACTATATGAATTCAGAACAGATGGAGTCTGCAACTGTTGCTGCTTCTCTTAATCAAGCACACACAAGACTTACACAATCATTTACAGCAGAAACTTCTGCAGTTAGACTGCTTCGTCAAGCATACATTGATGCCACCGTAGCAGCAGCAAACTTTGCTAGAGCAAATCCAGGAATGATGATGCCAGGAAGTAAGGGCGCCACACCAAAGAAATTTGCAAAGGGCTCTCCATATGTTCCAGGCACAGGCACTGGAGATACTGTTGCATCACTATTAACTCCTGGTGAAGCAGTTATTCCAAGAGACATTGCCCAAAATCCTCAGTTCCAACCACTTATTGAAGCACTTGTATCTGGAGAAATTCAAAAATATGAAGAGGGAACCGTCAACGTAGGTGGTAAATCATTTACAACAAGAAGCCAATCTGCAGCGTTAAATCTTCAAAAGAAAATTGAAGAGTTAAAGACCAAGGGTTATTCAGAAGATAAAATCTTAAAGGCTTTAGAGAGAAATGCTGAACGTGGTAGACCAATGACGGCATCACAACTTGAAAGAAGACTTTCAGTTGGTAGAGGTGCAGGAACTGGAACGTCAGCACCATCAGCAATTAGAAATCTTGCAAAACAATCACAGTCTGGCTTTATGTCAGAAACTCGTGCAATAAAAGAAGTATTAAAGCGTCAAGGAATTGTTTTAACTCCAGCACAAGAAAAGAATTTATTTAATGTTCAAGCATCCCATATTGAAGAAGTTAGAAACTCAGGAGTAAAAGAATGGAAATCTAGCAATCTTGTTGCAGACCTTGGATATGTAAATAATTATCTAAATACCGTAAAGGGTAAACTTGGTCAACAACTGCTTGGAATGTCTGATGAACAACTTAAGTCAATGGGAATAGACAGAAATGAACTTAAGAAGTTACAGTCTGGAACACATCCAACAAATGCTAGAGCAGCAGAAACATTACGTGCTGTTGCTAGATATGATGCATCAATTAATCCAAATTCTTATCAAGCAAAGGCTGTCCTTGCTGGATTAGAATATCGCTCAAAGAGTAATTTTTATTCACAGCCAATGAAAACTTTGGCAGATATAGCATCAACAAAAATAAAAAATATTAAGAATGGTGTTGTTGATGGTCAAACAGGTAAGGCAAAATCTCCAGCACTAAGTGTAGTTGGTGGTGGCGCTGCAGATAGACGACAAGTTGCTGTTGGTAAGGGAGAAACAATCCTTAACAAAAAAACAACAAATGCAATTAGAAGTGGACGTCCAGCATTTATTCCAGGTCTTGGAAGAATTAGAATTGCTGGAGCACAAGATGGTATTCCAACAGGACAAAAAACTGGAAGCACCACAGTTGGAGCGGTATCCCAATCAGCACAACTATCTAGGGCACAGTTAATAGCAGCAACAGAAAAGATAAGTTTAAAAGAAGCCAAGCGTAGAATAGCAGCAGAAACAAGACTTGCTAATGCTATGGATGATACAACCAAGGCTCAGCAAACAACAAGAGAAAAGTTAACACAATTTAGTTCAAAAGCAGGGATGGGTGTTGGAGCACTTAGTGGTTTGACAATCGCAGCATCCTTTGCTGGTGGAAAAGTTGGAGAAATGGCTCAAACCATTATGCCATTTGTTTTTGGTTTACAAGGAATACTAATGCTTCTACCAATGCTTGCAAATCCTTGGGTTGCAGCAGTTGCTGGATTAACAGCCCTTGTTGTTGGATTTAAGATGGTTGAATCAAATAATAGAAAGATGGCTCAAAAACAATCAGACTATATTGATTCTATTTCTGGAACAACAGATAAGATGAAAAAAATTGGTGAAATTACTGGTAAAGTAGGCGCCTCAGAAATTATGTCTAGACGCAGAGAAGGCTCTTCTCCAGATGCGTTTAGCAAAGGATACAATAGAGCAGGTCAACAATTTGGAACTAACTTTATGGGCTCTGATGTTGGAAAACAAATTGCTAAAGGTTTTGGAGATAGTCTATTAACTCAAGATAGATCTGCAGCAGTAAAGCAATTTGCCCTACAGTTATCTGCGTATGTATCTGATGGAGTAATTGATGGTGTTCAGGCTGGAGATATTGCTAGACAGTTAGCGGTTGATTTCCAGGATATGAGTTTATACCCAAGCATAATTGGTCAACTAACAAGCATTATAGGACCAGATGGTGCTAACATACTAACAGACCCACTTAAAGTTAGAATGCAAATAATTAATGAACAAGGAAGTTTTTCTAAACTAATCTCAGAAGGAATAAATTCTGGAGATAGTGGAATAATTGGTAAAGCAGAAACAAGCAAGGCAAGATCAGCCGCCGCTGCTGGTACAGCCGCTGCCTATTCACAATCTTTAGAATTAGCAAAAGCACAAATAGATGCAACTAATTTACAGTATCAAAAAGATTTACAAGTTTTAGAAACTAAAAAGAATATTGCACAAACTGATAAAGAACGTGTATCTATTCAGTCACAAATAACAACACTAAATGAAAAAAATCAAAAAGATAGCATTAAACTTGGATCTCAAGTTACAAAAATATTAAAAGACCAAGAGGCTGCTTTTGATAAAACATCAAGATCTTCACAAGGTTTGCGTCCTGGTCAAATCAATTTTGCACAAAATGCATTTATTGAGGCAAGCAAAAAACAAGTAATAGCAAAATTTGAAGGAAGTAAACTAGCAGAGCAGATACCAGCATTTTTAGAGACAACTAAAAATCTTGAAAGTAAAGACTTAGAGATTAAGATTAATGCAATAGCAGCATCGGGAACAAATCCAGTACTGTTAACATCTTTAATGAAAATGTTTAAGGGTGATGAAAAAACATTAAATAAAGAAATAGACTTAGGAATTGCAACAAGAGGTGCTGATGAAACTATTAATTTAATTGGAAGCCTTGGAATTTTAAAGGATGATAAAGTTAAGAAAGATTTATTCCTTAAGATTAACTCAGTATCAGACAAGACAAAGTTCGGTGATCTACAATCAACACTTACTAAAATTACTGAAATGGCTGGTAAAGATTTTGATGTAAATACATATTTAAAAATTAATGGTTTTGAAAAATTAAATGCTCTTTCTGAAAAATTGAGACAAATTCAAAATGTTCCAGATCCGATAGTAAAAACTACACAACTAGAAAACTTAGGTCTAAGTTCAGAACAGTTCCAAGGAATTATTGCAAACTGGGAATACTTTATGTCATTGCCAGAAACTATTCGTAAGAATGCAATTACTACATACATAACTGCTTTTGAAATGACTGGACAAGAGGCTGTTGATGCAGAAATTAATAAGAGACTAGGAAAGTCTAAAGGTAGTTTACGTGCAAGAGCAAAAGCAGGATTGTCTACTCCTGAATCAAGAGCAAAAATTCAAGCAGAACTTGCAGCCCGTGCAACAAAACCACAATATCTTCCAGGTCAGACACCACCTAAAAAACCAGTAGGTGGAGATGGCGGTGACGGAGATACAGGTTCAAGAGATACCACACTTGACAATATTCTAAACCGTTTAAAGATGGTTCGTGAGCAATCGATCAAGGCTACTGGCGGAGTAAAAGAATTATTAAGGGTAACTGGTGGTAAAGGTTTAACTCAATTTGGTGGAGTTATGCAAGATCTACTTAAAACTCCTGGCGGAATAAATAGAGAGTTCCTTGACTTTATTAATCAAATGGATGATAAGACTCGTAAAATTTATTTAACAGAAAAAAATGGTACTGCAATATTAACAAGTAAAGGTAAGGCACTTAAAGAGGCATATGATGAAGCAATAATTGGTGAGTATCAGTATTCACAACAGGAAAGTTTAGATGCCGCTAAGGGTCAACTTGCTGCCCTTCAAAAATTAAAGGCTGCTGGAGTTCCTACTGCACAGGCAGTTGAAATGGTTGCTGATGCTGCACTTGCAGTTGCTATAAATAGCACAGATATTAGTTCTGAAGAATTAAAGAGGATGGCGGCAAACGCTAAGACAGCCGCAGATGAGTTAGAAAGAGTTGGTCTTGCTCTAAGTATGTCAACTGCTGCTGGAAAAATAGATATAGTTCAGGGAGAAGCATCAAAGGCAAATGATTACTTTGATAAACAAGGTGCTCTAATTGAACAACAAAGAAGCGCATCTCCAGAGTATAAAGCATTAACTTCTCAAATTGAAAATCAAACTGCAGCAATTGATAAGGCTAATGCTGCAATAGATGGATATCAATCAAGCATTGATGCTGCTCAACGTGATCTTGAAGTAAATGCTGTTTATGGTAGTCGAGTAATTGACAATCTTAATGCACAGGTTGATACATTAAATAGAACTGCTGAAATTAATTTTGATAGACCACTTGCACTTCTAAGCGATGAATCTAACATTTTGTCTAACACCCTTGGTCTTATTGATAGAGCAGAAGAAGGAATAAATAAAAAGTATGATGCTCAAGAAGAAGCATTATCTAAAATCTCACAACTTAACTCTGAAATTGCTGCACAAGAAAAACAAAGACTAACACTTGCTGATGCATTAAGCCAAGGAGATATATCTGCTGCTGCTGCCGCTGCTCAAGACATGAGAACTGCTGCTGCAGAGGCTGCTACACGTAGAGCATCTGGAACATTAGACGCTGCCCGTCAGGGAGAACTTGAAGCAGTATCCGTTAATGGAATGACAAGAACACAAATTCAAGAACGTCAATTCCAAATAAGTCAACAAACATTTGCATTAGAGCAACAACGTCAAGTAGTTGAAGCACAGATACTTGCAATACAAGATCAGATTTATCTTAAGGAACAATTAAGACTTCCACAAATCGCAGCCATTCGTGGATACCAAGACCAGATATATACAGTACAAACCAATCAACTTATACCTGCACAACAACTTCTTGAAAAGGCAATGTTCTCAAAAGATGCTTATGAAAAAATGACTACAGAGTTAATTGCACAACAAACCTATCTTGGACTAACAAAAGATGGATGGACCAATATAACTACTGAATTAATTGCTGCAGAGTCTATGAATAAAAAAATTGAAGATGAGACTTCTGCAACTGCTATCGCAGCGAAGGCTATATTAGATAGTTGGACAAATACTAAACCAGCACTTGATAATGCTGAAAAGCCAGCAACCACACTTAAAGATATTACATCTGCAACTGCAATAAAAGCAGCGGGAATTCTTGCATCTTGGAATGCATTAAATAGAACATTTACCACAACACATATAATTAAAACTATTTATGTAAGTGAGGGTAAAACTGATACACAAAAGAAAATGTATGGTGGAGAAATTATGCCAATGAACTATGGTGGAATGGTTCCTAAGTATATGGCTATGGGTGGTGCAGTTGGATCTGATACCGTCCCCGCAATGCTTACACCTGGAGAGTTCGTAATGAATAAGGCTGCAACCAAGAGATTTGGTCCAATGCTTTCTGAAATGAACAACTCCAAATTCCCTTCAATGATTCAAGACATGACTCCAGCAGTCTACTCATCTAATAATTCATCTGTCGTAATGCCTACAATAACCTCAGTAGCAACAACTGTCTCAGATAGTTCTAGCACCATGTATAATTATAATATTGGAATTACAGTTCCACAATCAAATGCAAGTTCTAATGACATTGCTAGATCAGTTATTAGTCAGATTAAGTATATTGATTCACAGAGAATTAGAGGGCAGAAATAATGGCTACCGCAGCATATTTAACAGGTCGTCGTAGATACCAGAGACCACAGGCTCTCCTTTGGTCTGAGAATGCAGGAACTCTTGTAGATGGACTTTATGTACCAACAGGCTATGAAATAGGCACAGACGCACCAGAGGGGGCTGCTGAAGCCCTTCTAGACCAGTTCCTAATACTCTCTGACCATAATCGAGGGGAACTTCAATTTAAACCAACAAGAATAGAACAACGTCAAAGGACTATCAATGGAAGAATGAGATCCTATCATATTGCAGATAAACTAACCATGTCATTATTCTGGAATAATCTACCATCTAGAGGTTTTTATTTACCAGCAGATTTTAATTCTACAACTGGCACATCTCCATATAAGAATGTTGCTGGTCAAGAATATACAGCAGATGGTGGAGCAGGTGGAGTTGAACTACTTGACTGGTATGAAAATCATAAAGGTCCGTTTTGGATGTATCTAGCATACGATAAGTATAATAATTTTGGTAAAGATAATAATGCTTATACCCATCTAGCACAATATAATCAAATTATGCAGGTTTACTTTGCCGACTTTAACTATACCGTTGTAAAACGTGGTGGGGCTAACCATGATCTTTGGAATATTTCGGTAACCCTGGAAGAGGTCTAGAGTGTTTGTCAATGAAGCGCTAAAGACTCACCTAGAAACATCTGCAACAGTTAAGTTGCAATCACTTATTTTGGCTGAGTGGAATATGAATATGCCAGATAATATTTATAAACTTGGAAACTATAGATATAGACCAACAGATACTTCATCTCAATATTTTACTTTGCCAAATGATTTTGATCAACTTGACTCAGGAAACTATTTTACTGGAGCAACAGATGCAGATGTTGTAGTAGACGGTGGTTTTACAAATGCTGATGTTCCTCAATTATTTACATCCACTAAAGATAAAATGAAGATGATTTATTCATTAGAAGATTGTTTAAAGCCATTTAGACCAAGATCAGGAATTAATAAGCCGCTATATTTTAATAATAAGTTTCTAGCAAACTCTGGTGCTTCGATGGCACAAAGACCAAGATATTATATGCCATCAAGATATGATGAGTTTAAGTATTGGACATCATATAGAACAGAAAACAATGTTGAACGTGGTATTGCTAAAAATATATCAAATGATTTATACTACATAGATGATGCAGTTCCATTTGTAGTTTATAAAGAAAATGTTCCAACAAATCGTATTGTTGTAAAAATGCAAACAAATGTTGGAGATGTTGACCTTGGTCCTTTTGCTACATCGTCAACACCTATAGCAGATCCATTATTTGGAACTACAAACAAAACAACGCCAGCAAGATGGAAAATTCAATACTTAAAAGACAATGGATGGATCGATGCATACTCATTTAGAGAAACCGATACACGTAGTTCTGGAGATCCAATTATTGATACAGATGGATATGTTGAACTTGAGTATGGATTAAAAATACCAGAAGAGTATCAATCATCATTTATTTTTGCTGAAACACTTTCTTCAGATACATTATTGCCAGAAGCAAGCATAGAAGGATACGCATACCTTATAATTGAAAATGAAGGTGATCGTGGAACATTTCATATATGGACAAATGGTGCATATGCTACCTTTACTCCAGAGTATGGATGGAAACTTGGGGCAGAGGAAGTAGCAAATAATACTAATTTTGTAACAGACCTAACATCTCCAGACTCATTTGATAATGATATTGAAGGCGGTATAGTATATAGAGAGTTTGAATATGTGCGGGGTATTCGTATTGTTGTAGATACAATGAATAAGTTTGACTCTACATTCGATCTAATTGAAATGTCACCTAGACTGGTAGTTGATATATCAGATAAGGCTATTGATTTTAAAATTACTAAAACACTTTCTGATATTGGAATTACATCTTTACCTGTTGGACAGTTGCTTGCATCTAATGGGGAGATATCATTATTTGATGATGACCAAGCGTTTAATGATCAGAATTCATCAAGCATAGTTGCAAATTATGTTAGAAAAAATATTAAGTTTAATTTTTATGAAGTCATCCTGGACATTGACGGTTTTGATTATTATGTTCCTATAAAGACTCTATACTCAGAAGGCTTTCCACAGGCAGACGTTACTGCTGGAACTATATCTATTCAACTAAGAGATTTCTTTTTCTTCTTGGAGTCTATGCCAGCACCAAGATTATTAACTACACAAACATCATTAAGTTATGCTATAACAACATTACTAGACTATATTGGATTTACAAATTATGTCTTTAGACGTGTAACTGGAGAATCAGATCCTATCATCCCATACTTTTTTGTAGCACCAGATCAAAACGTAGCACAGGTTTTAAATCAACTAGCGCTTGCAACTCAAACCGCTATGTTTTTTGATGAGTATAATAATTTCATAGTTATGAGCAAAGACTATTTGATGCCTACAGAAGCACAGAGAGAAACAGACTTTGTATTTTCTGGTTCAAATAATCAAACAGATTCTGGAGTAACTGAAAATGCTACATCTGGAAATCTTCCAAACATTCTATCAATTGCATCAAAAGATAAAAAGATTTATAATGATGGAAAGATTAACTATACAACCAGATATATTCAAAGATCAACTGGAAGCCTTAAACAGTCAAGTATGATTGACCAGAATAAAACATGGATATATAAGCCATCGCTATTATGGGAAGTTTCAGGAACAGATAATACAAAAACTATTAATGAGATAGCATCAAAGCAGGGTAGTTATGTATTAGGAGCAATGCCACTAAACTCTTTAATTCCCCCAACAGCACCAACAGTTATTAATCATGCTATTACTAACAACGTCTTAGATCTTGGAGAAAATATTTATTGGCTAACAAGATATAACGGATACCTATACTCAAATGGAGAGATTATTAGATATGATGCCGCTGAGTTTAACGTAACTGGAACTGGTAATGTTTGGATTAGCAGTAACCAAGAGTATCAAAGATATTTTGCATCAATACCATTTAATGGAAAAATATACCCAACGGGCTTAGTTAGAATTTATTCAATACCATACTATGAGACTGTTGATGGAATAACAAGGCTACAAAATGGGGCTGTTGTTGAACATGGTCGTGGACAATTTGGCACAACCATTACAACACATACCGCTGGTATTAATGACTATTGGTCTAATAATAATTATGTTCGTGGATGCAATATGCAGGCTGGGTATATGTTTACAACAAGGTTAGATGAAGATGTTACCTATCCAGCAACTACTGTTGGAGCAGCGGGAGTTGATAATGTTACCGCAAGACAAACAACACGCAATGGAATTATTAAAAACTTTATGGCAACTAATTATTTAACTGAGACACAAACAAATAATTTAAAAAGCACTGAAACTGGAACAATTCAATCTTCTGCATTAGTTATGAATGGTCCATCTTTTAAAACTACAGACACTCCATTAAACTTTGTGTCTTATGTTTATAAAGAGTTAAACAGTGCATATAAGCATTTTGGAACAAGAGTTAGAATTGTTGGCAAGGTAGAAAATAATACAAGTAGAACTCAGACCCCAATAGGAAGTACAACATATTATCAAACTTCTGGAAGTCAGCCAGATCAAAATGTAAATATTGGTGGTGGCTCAGGAGGTCTTGCAGTATTGCTTAATCCAGAAACAAATAATGGATACTACTTTGAGATTATTGCATTAACTGAAGATAACGTTAATTCATACTTAAAATTAAATACAAAAGGTCAGGCTGAAAAATCTATAAACAATGTAGTTTTTTATAAAGTTAAAAAAGATGCTGCAAATAATAATGCCATCCCCGTTAAACTTTGGGGAGGTCTTTCAAAAATTCTTGTAGATGATGGAAGATTTACTGGTCAATATAGAATGGCTGGAGAAGACAATCCAACAGTATATGATTTGTCTGTAGAGTATCAGGACATTGGAAAAACTAGAAGATTCTTTTTATATATTAACAATAAGTTAATTAAGATTGTTGACGATACAGATCCACTGCCAATTTATAACAACATGGCTTTATTTACTCGTGGTTCATCAAGATGTATGTTTGAAAATATATATGCTTTATCAGAAAACTACTCACAAAATAGTGTGTTTACTGTTGGAGATACTCTAGCCTCTTCATTATCAGAGGGCAAGATTAACGCAAATGAATCATTTAGAAAATATGCTATGAGTGGTATTGTTCAGTCTACTTATCTATCTGGAATTAGTGCACAAGAACCACCAAAATATAACATGTATTTTGAAGAGTTTGGCTCAATCATGCGTGAATGTGCTTACTTTAATGTAAAGTATGATCGTGCATACCCAGCATTATATGCACAACTATCACCAACATTTAATAGAATTAAAGGATATACAACATCTGGATTCCAAGCAGATTCATACGGGGCAGAGTTCTTAATATTTAATGCTACAGATAAAGCCTTAAGTCTTGATGAAACAACTGGAAACTTTTTAAGAATTCAGGGTATTACTTTTACTCAAGATACAACACACGAATTAACAGTTGATGAATATTTTAAAAAGCGTGGCAACCTTTCAGATCCAGAGTTTAAAGGAGATACATTGGTATACTCTCCTCTAGTCGAAAAGGCTAAGTATGATGAAATAAGACAAAGCCGAATGATTTACGGCAAGAATGATTTTACAATTGATAGTATTTATATTCAAACACCAGATGATGCTGAAGCATTGATGGGGTGGATCATCAATAAAATTATGCATCCTAAAAAATCTATTGGAGTTAACCTATTCTCTATTCCAACACTACAACTTGGAGACATAGTTACAATTGATTATAAGGATTCTACTGGATTAGAACTTGTTGCATCCGATACAAGTAGATTTGTAGTATATAATATTGAGTATTCAAGAGGAAATGATGGACCAAACATGACTGCATATTTGAGCGAGGTGTAATATGGGTGCTTATGATGATGGAGCATTTACCCAAGCCATTAATGCTGCCAAGGCTGCTGGAATTCCAACACAAAGCGCAGCAAAGGCTGCACCTATTAAAGTAACTGTTGAAAAAGGAGATACCTTATCTTCTATTGCAAAAGAAAATAATACTACAGTAAAAGCAATTCTTGCAGCAAATCCAAAATTTACTGAAGATGCTAAATATAAAAATGGAAATATGATATGGTCTGGGACAACTGTAAAGATTCCACCTAAAGTTTCAACACCACCTAAGACTCCTATAGTTAAAACTCCAGAGACACCATTAGTACCAGCAACAACATCTGATGCAACAACATCTGATACGACTACATCAAGTTCTACAACAAGCAGCACAGATACGTCAACAACTACTACTACAACTACGACTACGACGACTACTACAACTGATACAGGATCATCCTGGGGTGGTAACACAAATTCAACGCCATTAACTCCAGCAGATATAACTACAGCATCTGTTGCTGCAGCACTACCTCCACCACCACCTGTTAAGACAGCACCAATAGATACTGTTTTGTTTAATAGTGATGAACTTCCTATTGAGGTTATGACAGATCTAATATTTGAAAATATTGGTGGGCATGAGTTAATAAATATTGCTCGTAATGATATTATAAATGGTCAACAAGTTTCATACCAGCCAATTAAAAATCTATCATCTATTCAGCAACAATACAACCCTAATAATATAGTTAGTCTTCAGTCTACATCAGATAAATATTTTGCTAATTTTCCAATCAAACTAGAGAATAAAATTCCTAACCCTGGAACTGGTCCAAATAATCGTTACGTATACCTTGATCCTAATAATGGAAACCTTGTTATTGAGGCTGTTAATTTAGAGATTGATGAACAGATTGAGGTAGAAGTGACGGTAAGTGGTACAATATATGAAGCGGAATTTGGAGAAATAGTCTCATGATAACCAACACAGGTAAAAGCATTATAGGTAAATATATGCTTGGTCAGGCTCCTGCCTATGCATCATTTATTGCTGTAGGCTGTGGTCCTACCCCACTTGATACACCAGATACACCAGGAGATTTTTCTACAAAAGAAGCACTAGATTTTGAAATGTTTAGAGTTCCAATCTCTTCTAGAGGGTTTGTTAACGAATCAGGAGTAAATAAAATTGTCCTTACAGCAGAACTGCCAACAGAAGAAAGATATGAAATAACAGAAATTGGCTTATACTCAGCAGGATCTAACCCATCTGCTGGAGCATATGATAGCAAAACTGTTTTTGCATTCACCACTGCTGAAAACTGGCAGCATCATACTTCTAGTGCAGCAACGGCAATAACGTCATATTCATCACCACTTGATGATCCAGAAGATGATAATGTTATAGCAGTTGCAGATGCTGTATTTCAAACAAATGCTGATAACTCTATATTTTATAAAACAAACCGTGCATCTAGATATGAAAGATGTAGATTTTTAAATAACACAATTTTTATTCAGGGAGACGATTCTGATTTAACTATTAGTCAAGATAGTGGTCCAACAGAAGATCACTTTGTTGTTGAGGCTGGCTCAAACCATATACACTTAACAGGAGCAGCCGTTGACTTTACAAGAAACTCACCAATAGATGAATTAAAGTTAGCATTTTCCTTAGTAAATAAGAATGGAGATTCTAACGCAATTCCAGAAACAGTTAGAGTTCTTATTGATTTTTCATCAACCGATGATGGCTCTGGAGAATATGCTAGATTTGAAGCAGAGATAAATCATGGTACATCTGGAAACCCAGATCTAGTTCAAGATTTTGAAACTAATAGATATTTTGTAATAACAAAACAACTACAAGAACTTTATACAAGTGCTAACTTTACTTGGAATGCTGTAACTGTTGTTAAAATTTATGCATGTGTGCTTGCTGAAGATAGTGGACCATCACCAATGCCATCATCAAATTATTATATTGCTTTAGATGCTCTTAGACTAGAAAATGTTGCAACCGTTAACCCTTTATATGGTATGACTGGATACTCAATTATTAAAACAGATGGTGCTGAAACAATTGTTAAATCACCAAACACAAGTAATTATATTGAATTTAGATTTTCAGTCGGAGTTACATAATGGCTGTAAAAAAAGCAATTATTCAAAAAGAATCTTTGCCTCCAATTGATTCTGAAAGTGCGGGATATGTAGTAAGATATAGAATCATATCTGAAGATAAAAACAGAACATCACACTGGTCTCCAATATTTGTTACAAATTCTGTAGCAGTTGAGTCAGTGAATGGGGCTTTGTCAATTACAGAAACAATTATTACTGCAGTATGGGGTGATGAATTAAATAGACCATCTTATGATGTCTTTGTTAAATTTGACTCAGGAAGTTTTGCCTATCATGGAACATCAACAGTTCATAGTTATTCATTTTTAAATACAGGAACTACATCTGTTCACGTTAAGGTGCAGATAGCATCTTCAATAAAAGAAGTAAAAGCAGGACTAGTTATCTTTGACTCAGGCTTAGAGTCTTTGGTATAATTAAGTAGGAGGAATACATGGCTAAAGTACCGCTACCAGAACGAGGACAACCACTAGATGTTACATACATCTATCAGTTGGCTGATACTATTAATGATCTGTCAACTCAGGTTTCATCAGCAACCTATAACTATACAACTGTAGATACAGTTAGTGCAGGAAAACAAAGCGTTAAAACTTCTGAGGCTAGAATGATTGGTGGATATGTTGAAATTGCAAACAACTCAACAGTATCTGCTGGAAACGAAAAAACATTTTCATATGACTTTCCAAGCGACTTTAAGTATCAACCAATAGCAACTGCTACCTTGGTTAACGTTGGAAATACTCCTGCTGGTCAAAATGCAAATGTTATTTTAAAGGTAGTTACAACATCTAGAGTAGAAGGAATCGTAAGGTTCGGTGCTTCTGGAGATCTATCTTTAGCAGTTAATTTAATTATTCTTGGCATACCAAACTAACATTAAGGGTGGGAAATGGTTTTTTGCAAAAAATGCAAAGGTCGTATGTTTGTTGATAGACAATACAGTACGGTTGATCACATGGAAATATTTTGTATGTCTTGTGGAGAAAGAAAATTTTTTCACCCTCCTTCAGAAAGTGAGCAAGGTAGATGGATACTGCAAAAGGAAAAATCCAGAGCCAACAGTACAATAACGACCCTGTAATAAAAGGAAATCAAAAAGTTTGGTTTCTTAATGGGGATCTTGTAAGGTTGTATCATAGTTCACGTTCTACTGGGATGGTTACAGTTTATAACATTAACAAAGATAGAATAGAAACATGCCTAAGATCTGACTTTAGAAAAAATAGACAACGAGCATATACAGTTGCTGAGACTGCTAAATTAATTAATCGTCATAGGAAATACATGCCAAGTTTAATTAAACGAGGAGTGATTCCAAGACCAGTTGGTTCTAGCATTGATGGTAAAACTGGATTTCAGATTAGATCCTATTACTCAGAAGATCACGTTAGAGAGATTCGTGCTATACTTGCAAGTATACATATAGGACAACCAAGAAAAGATGGACTAATAACAAATAATAGTACGCCCACAAGCCAGGAGTTGACAAGGCGAATGGGAGACGGTATACTTACATATACGAAGACTGAAGATGGAAGATTTATTCCTGTTTGGTCTGAAAGTATTTAAAACTATGAAATGGGTGGGGTAATGGAAAATAATTCAACAAAGGTAAATGTAACTCTAGGCTATACGCTAAACCTTGGAAATTTTCAATCTCTAAGGCTGGACCTTGGAGTTATTGATAATAAGCGTGAGGATGAGACTACAGATCAAGCATTTGAACGTGTTTATAAATTTGTAGAAGATAAACTCACTGAGAAGATTAAAGAAGCACAAGAAGAGGCTGCCGAAGCATAATGCCTGAACGCAAAGACCGCATGGCTTTGCTTAGTAGGTATAGTAAATTACATACAGCAAAGTATGAGCAAAAGCCATCTTTAAACTTAAACGTAGAACAATGGGCTTCCGATGCTTTAATAGAATCTTATGGTATTAGCAATTGTTACGAACTTCTTGAGTATTACTTTAGTGTTGCACAAGAACCTAGTTGGAATTATTTTGCATATAATGCAGAAAAAATTATTAATGGAAAAAAAGATTATGAGTTAGATTTGCAAGAGCGCAAAGAGCGCAGAGCAATGGCGAGGAAGTGGCTTAGTGAATAATACAGAAGCAAGAGTAATATCAGCGCTACTTGAAGATAAACAAATGCATGTTTTGCTGCAGGCAAATGTTGAGAATCTTCTTAGAACTCATAATGATATCTGGAATTTTATACGTCTATACTTTGAAAACAATGGACGTGTTCCACCAGTATCTTTGGTTGTAGAAAAGTTCAGAGACTTTGAACCAGTTGCTGGTATTGGTGCAACAAAGCATCATCTTGAAGAATTACAAACTGAGTATTTAAACGATAGTCTAAAGGATATATTAAGATCTGCAGCAGGTGAAGTTCAGGGTGGCGAAGGAACAAAAGCCCTTGATGAATTGATAACTAAGACTTCTGAATTAAAGAAGAATACCTCTGCTATACGTGATATTGATGCAACTGACCTAGATTCTGCAATAGCATACTATGAGAATGTACAAAAACAAAAAGAGAATGGTCAACTTGGAATTAAAACTAACTTGCCAGGTTTTGATAATTACTTACCTTCTGGAATTATGCCAGGTCAACTAGGAGTCTTTCTTGCCTATCCTGGAATTGGTAAGTCTTGGATGGCTCTTTATTTTGCTGTTCAAGCATGGAAACAAGGAAAGTCTCCACTAGTTATTTCTCTTGAAATGTCTGAGACAGAAGTTCGTAATAGAGTTTTTGCAATTATGGGTGAGGGCGTTTGGTCACATAGAAAACTTAGCAACGGAGAAGTTGAATTAGATATGCTAAAGAATTGGCATAAGAATAAAGTAGAAGGCAGACCAGAGTTTCACATTATTTCAAACGATAATGGCGGTGAAGTAACCCCATCTGTTATTCGTGGAAAGATTGATCAATACAAGCCAGACTTTGTTATTGTAGACTACTTGCAACTTATGAGTCCAAACCAAAAGTCAGATAATGAAACGGTACGAATGAAAAACCTTTCACGAGAACTTAAACTTATGGCTATTAGCGAAGAGGTTCCTATCATTGCTATCTCATCTGCAACACCAGATGATGTTAAAGATCTTAGCAGCGCACCTACACTAGGTCAAACTGCATGGTCTAGACAGATTGCTTATGATGCTGACTGGGTAATGGCACTTGGTCGTGCTAGCAATAGTGACATTATTGAATGCGTATTTAGAAAAAATCGTAATGGATTTATGGGTGATTTTTTAGTGCAAGTAGATTTTGATAAAGGATACTATCGTTACAAAGACTATGAAGATGGCAAGTAATATGACTGATATATACACAGAAGATCAAATTAGAAAAGTCTTAAATGGAGTTGGCGTAGATGTTGAGGCTGAGTTTGGCAATGAGTTAATTGTCTATTGTCCTTATCACAATAACAGCAGAACACCAGCAGGTGAAATATCTAAAGAGCATGGAAGATTTTTCTGTTTTGGTTGCCAAATTACAAAAGGTTTAGATGAATTTGTTATGACAGTATCTAATAGAACATACTTTGAGGCAGTTAGATATATTCGCAGCAAGGGACAAGAAACAGACTTAACAAGTGTAATTAATAAAACACTTTATAGTCCACCAGACTTTGTTCAATATGACGAGTTATTAATTAAAAGATTAAACAACCAGGCTATGGAATCACCAAGAGCCGTCAGATATTTTGAAGGCAGAAAGATTACAAAAGATTCTATGATTAAGTTTGCACTTGGATATTCTGAAAAGCAAGATTCAGTTACTGTCCCAATGCACAATCACGAAAGCATGTGTCTTGGTTTTGTTGCTAGAACAATTGAAGGCAAGGACTTTAAAAATACACCAGGATTACCTAAAAGTAAAATTTTGTTTAATCTAAATAGAATTAAAGCATCAAGCATAGTATATGTAGTTGAATCATCTTTTGATGCAATTCGACTAGATCAAATAGGTTTCCCAGCAGTTGCAACTCTGGGTGCTAATGTGTCTGTATCACAGATCAGACTATTAGAGAAGTACTTCAACAACGTTGTACTAATAGCAGACAACGATGAAGCAGGAGTTATCATGACTGAGAAGTTAATTGAAAAACTTGGGTCAAGGGTAACTGTTATTCATCTAGACAAAAAATATAAAGATATAGGTGATATGGATGATGAGTCAATAAGAAAACTTGAATTTCAGTTTGACAATTCTATATCGTCTATGCTAAACTAAATATAACAAACAAAGGAGAAATATATGAGCGTAGTAAAGGGACTCAAAAATATTAATGCCCTGCTCGACAAGCCAAAGTATGATGAAAACTCACCAAAGGTAAAGTGGTTAAAACTTGCCGACGGTCAATCAGTAAAAATTCGTTTCATTGAGGAACTAGATGAAGACTCTGCAAACTATAATGCAGAACGTGGTCTTGCTCTAGTTGTTAAAGAACACACAAATCCAAAAGACTATAAGCGTAAGGCTGTAGACACTATGGAATCAGAAGGTCGTGACTGGGCAGAAGAAATGCATCGCAAGGATCCAAAGGCTGGCTGGAGAGGTCGCCTTCGTTTCTATTGCAACGTCTTGGTAGATGATGGCATTGAAGCACCTTATGTTGCAATCTGGTCTATGGGTGTTAGCAAGCAATCTGCATTTAATACAATTCGTGAGTATGCTCTTGAAACAGGAAGCATCTCAAATGTAACTTGGAAAGTAAAGCGTAATGGTCAGGGAACTGAAACATCTTACACAACTATTCCAGGTGCACCAGACACAGAGCCATTTAACTGGGGAGATATCAAGCCTTATCCTCTTGAGTTAGCATTAAAAAATATTCCTTATGCTGAACAAGAAGCATTCTATCTAGGCTTTGACGGTCCATCAACTTCTTCTGCTACCAATATCGACTGGTAGTAGATGAATTACGTAGGCTTACACGTACATACACACTATTCATTATTTGATGGTGTTGCTACTCCAGAAGAATATATTGACCGAGCAGTTGAACTGGGCATGCCAGCATTGGCTATCACAGATCACGGAACTTTATCTGGGCATCGAGAACTGTATCGAATTGCAAAAGCAAAAGGTGTAAAGCCAATTCTTGGCGTAGAAGGATATTTTTGTCCTGATCGATTTGATAAGAGGGCAAAAGCAGAACGCACTGAGCCAACTGATATGGTGTATAACCATATTATCCTTCTTGCTAAGAATCAACTTGGTTTAGAGAATCTAAACAAGATCAATGAAATCGCTTGGACTGAAGGATATTTCAGTAAGCCACGTTTTGACTTTGAAGTTCTTGAAAAGTATAGCGAAGGTATTATTGTTTTATCTGGATGTCTAAGCGGTATCATTGCTAAGGCATTAGAGCATGGTGAATATGCTCAAGCAAAAAAACATATTGAATGGTTTAAACGTGTCTTTGCAGATGATTTTTATATGGAACTAATGCCACACAATGGAGCAGAAGTAAATAAACAACTAGCAGATTTAGCAGATGAGTTTAAGGTTCAAACTGTAGTTACTCCAGACTGTCACCATGTTGATGAATCACAAAAAGAAATACAAGAGTTTAAACTTCTTATGAACTCTCATGCCAAAGTACAAAAAGATACAACATATGAAAAGTCAAAGAAGCAAGATGGAATGATGAAGCGTCTTGATTATTTATATGGCGAAGACAGACAAATGTCATTTAATAAGTTTGATATTCACCTACTTTCATATGATGAGATGAAGGTTGCCATGGAATCCCAGGGTATAGTTAGAGAAGATATGTATATTAACTGTATGACTATTGCCGATAAGGTAGAAGACTACGATATTAAAGATGGTCTTAATTTACTTCCAGTCCAGTATAAAAATCCAGACCAAGAATTAGCAAACCTAGCCTTTGCTGCTTTAGAAGAAAAAAGATTAAACTCTAACTGGCTTGGTAATGACATC